CCAGGTGGAGCAGTTTGGGTGGCCATAAGTGGAGCACTTTGGGTGGCCATCAGGGACAAAGATGGGTAGCGCAACACCAACAGAAGTTAGGCTCGCCCAAATCGCTCCTTGTGCCCACTCGCTTGACCCAGCAAAGCTGATGAACTCTCCCAAACGCAGGTAGTAAGCCAACCAAACCGTCAAAACGCACAAACTGAGGTCGACGACCAGGGCAACGAGTCGTTTGGCAACGCGCGGCATCGCCAAGATGGGTACAACCAGCTTGAAAAAGGGCTTTTCCATTGCTTTTAGCGCCAAAATCTCAGACCGCTTGGCCGGGCTGTAATGTCACCCCATCGGGAATGACAACACCATGACATAGTGACGATCCCGCTTTCATCCAGGAACTGCGCCCGAGAACAGACCCACCTGCCATACAGACGTTTAACCCACAGTGCCCGTAATCCATGACTTTTGCTTGGTGATCGACAACAGCCCCGCAGTTGACGATTGCACCCATCCCTATGCTGGCTTCAGTGCCTACAACAGCGCCGGCCATAACCGTTGCACCAACTGCGACCTGCGCGCGCGGAGAAACGAATGCCTTGGGGTGAATGACTGAGGCAATCTCTATGCGAGCCGCGACCAATTGTTGGATCAAGGTTTCGCGCAGATTGTTGTTCCCAATTGCCACGATGGCCTGATCACAGACGGGTCGATGGTTGACCGCACTTGAGACTTGACCAAGCACGGGGTAGCCTACCTGGGCACACCGCGCCATTTGTCGAAACTACGCGCGCCGGTGTAGCCGAGGTATCCGGCACCGAAGAGCCACCACAGGCTTTCCGGCACGGCATTGAGCAGCTTGGACAGGTTTTCAGCAGCCTGGAACACCTCGGCGGGCCACCAGATGCCGATGATGCTGCCGATCACCGACAGCAGGATCACGCCGTAGATCACATACAGGAAGGTCGGGCGGGCTCGGCTGGTCCAGGGGTCGGCCGAGTTGGCTTCGGCCAGAATGGCCGAGAGGCTCACCTGCATCTCCTGCAAGGCCTGCTGACCTTCAGCTTGAAACAAGGCGAGCTTGGCCTGCTCGCGCTGGGCTGGATCGGGAATCAGGCGGTCGATCAGTTTGGCACCGGCTTCGAAGAGGCCAGGGGCGAGCGTTGTGAAGATTGGGCTCATTGCGGGCCTCCGAACAGTTTGATTTTGACGATGGTGCCGGCAAGCAAGGCCAGCACGAGCCCCGTGACCAGCATCTTGACCAGCGTGAGACCGGCGGTTTTCTTGGCCTCGTTGAAGGCGTCGAGCAAATTCCTGAGCTCGCGGATGTCGTTTGCGGCATCCGGCCCATCCAGACCGACATCGGACAAGGCGTGACGCGCCCCACGTTCGGCGGCGCGCTCCAGCAGGGTTTCAAATTCGTCATGGGGCATGACCACCATGCCATCCATCAGGTGGGGTTCGTTCATCTTCTTTCCTTTCAGATTGGGGCGGTGCTGCTGTCGACACTGCCATCGGCGCTATGCACTGCCGGGTGCTCGGCCACACAGGTGATCTCCACCTGCTCGCCGCGCGGGCGCACCGCGATCACCCGGGCCAGCAAGCTCCATTGCTCGGCCACCCCGCAGGCGAAATGGGTGCGCTCGGCCGACAGGCCAGTCTCAATGGCGATGTCGGGCAGGTCTATAAAAACCACCTGCTGCGCATCACTGCCCGGTGTCACCGCATACGGACCACTGACGCCGCCATCACGGCGGCGCAATGCCATCACGTGCGGCTGTTCGGCCACGAAGGCGGCAGGCTCGGACAGCGTGGCGGTTTTTGTGTCGGCATCCCAGGCAACGATCTCGCCGCCCGCGCCCCAACTGGGCATGTCATGGGCAATGGCGATCAGGTCACCGTAGGTGGGAATCAGGCCTTCGAGCTCGGTGCGCAAGGTGATGATGCGCCGGCGATAACGGTTGGCCGCCGCCAGATACAGCCCCTCGCGCACTGCGTGGGCTTCGGTGATGCAACCAAAGAGCCGCAGCTTGGCCGGATTGTCGCTGCTGGATCCCGGCAGGCTCACCGTCACTTCGTCTGGCTTCCAGGTGCGGCTGCTGAAAAACTCCACCGTCACCGCGTCCGCCGTCTCTTCGCCCGGCATCACGTACTGGATCTTGAGGCTGTTCTTGACGATGTTGCGCGGACTGAAGAGCGCCACGGGAAGTAGCCGGGCTTCGTCCCGCACCAGGCGCACAATGCCGCCTTGCAGAAAAGGCACCGCCCGACCACACCTGGCCACTCTGGTCAGGGCCTCCCAGACTGTGACCTGCTGGTCGAACACGCCATCGAACTGGTCGCCCCGACTGGCCCAGACCTGATCGAGTTGCGCCAAGGCAGCCAGATCGATCCGGGCATCCGGTAACTTGGCACCGTAGCTCGCGCGTAGGATGTCGGCAAAGGCCCAGGCGATGGATCGCGTGGGCAAAGGGGCAGACCAGCCAGATTCCACCGACCAGACCGGCAGCTTGCGCGTGACGATGCAGTTGATGAGCCGACTTGACCGCTGCGACAGGTTGTCGGTGGCGCGCATGCGGATGGCGAGCAGTGTGACGTTGTCAGGGAAAGTGACGCCACCGGCCAGATAGCCCCGGGCCTCACCCCAGCGCACTTCGTGCCCAGCGCGTGAGTTGGTGTCTTTTCCATCGAGCCGCGTGGCACGCACTTCGTATCGCCCCGCAGCGACGGGATAAAGGTACGTACGCCGCTGCGGTGTGGTGGTGGCTGCCGTCAGGCTTTCACTGCCCAGCATGAACCAGTCTCCAACCGAGTCGCCTTCAGCATCAATGGCTCGGGCTTCGACCTTCCAACTGGCACTGCGGCTGTCCAGGCCGCCAGCGTCATTGGCGTAATACAGCCCACGCGGCAGCAGGATGTCGATACCGACATGGGTGACTTCACTGTCAGCAGGGTTGATGGCAAAGCCCCCGGTCCAGGTTCCAGCCAGCAATTCCTGCCCGGCGACCTCGGGCGCAGTCACCACATCCGGATTGAAGAGCGTGACCGCGCTGCCCGGCGGGACGATCTGGTAGGTCACTTCCTCGAACGAGGACATTGGCGTGTCCTCGATACGGATCTGCTCGATGTCGTATTCGCCCAAGCCGATGCAATGCAGTTGGTGCAGGAACTGTTCATTGCCCTGGTATTCGCCATAGGGGGTAGCGGCCAGGTCGGGATAGACCAGATGGCGACCGTAGACCACCGGGATGGGTTGGGCCAGCCGCGCATAATTGCCCTGGCCTTGCAGGCTGTAGGTGGGCGACGGCTGCGCCAGACTCCCCCCTGATCCGGCAAAGGACGGCATGTTGGGCGTGGGTAGCGGCACGAGGGCGCTGACCAAGGCGGAACCCGCCGTCATGATGATGGCCGAACCGACGGCTGTGGCCAAGTTGCCGCTAAAGCCCAGGCTCGCTCCCAAGGGACCACCATAGACCGTGGCGACCACCATCACCGCGATCATCAGAACGGTGCGCAGGGGATTCTTACCACCGCCGCCACCTCCCCCGCCCTGCGGCAGGGTAATGAAGAGCACCACGCCATCGATCGGTGTGACCGCCCAATCGGCACGCAGCACGGGTGTGCCATTCTTGATGCAGACCGTGGGCTGATCGAACTCGGCGATGCCCTGGGTGCCCATCCACTGGCGGATGGTCTGGTTGGGGTGGGCCACCATCACTTCGCGCTGACTGGGCTGGAAGGGGTTGCGCAGCAGGACGACGGCACTTTGCTCGGCGTGAATCACTTGCTCTCCACAAATCGGTAATAGCCCTCGACCCGCCAGCCGTGCAGCAGGAGTTCTGGCAGCTTCTGGAACACGACGCCTGCGTCCTTGACCGCGTGGAGCACACCACCGCCGTCGACCGCGAGCCACACGCCGACATGCACCGGGTGGCGGGATTGGCGCAGCAACACAGCATCGCCCTCGGTGGGTTGCGCCACCACTGCCCAGCGTTGCCGCTCGGGATGGTCGCGGAAGGTGGTCATCACGGTGCGCAGGTCGTTGGCATTGACCGGGATTTCCGGCAAGTCACGGCCAAAGTGCTCGCGCTGGATGGCGAGGAACAGGCCCCAGCAATCGAATGCATCCGGGCCACGCGCACCGGCGTGCCAAGGCCGACCGATGAGCTCGGTCGCCCAATGGGGTGTCGGGTTCATCGGGTCAAGCCCGGGAAGGTTTTGGCGGTATAGCTGATACCCGGAAACGCCTTGTTGCCCACATCCAGCATGCGGGCACGCCCTGTCACCCGAAAGATGTCGGCTTCGACCTCGGTCAGCACCAGGTGGATAGGTGGGTCCATCTGTGGCCCTTCCAGATCGGTGGACAGGTACGGCCGGTAAGTCACCTCGATCACCGACTGCGACTCGGCGGCCGCATCCAGGTGGCGCACTATTTCGCGCGACACGTTATCGAGCGTCACAGTGATTTCCGGCACCGGCATGGTGTCCACTGGCGGCAAGTCCAGCTCAAAGCCCATGGCCACGAATTGCACGCGCTCGCCGGCTTGCAGCGGGGCTTGCGATTCCAGCCGAGCCCACAGATCACTGGTGTCGCGCACCACCCGAATGGCAACCAACTGACCTGCGTCGTCGACGAAGGCCGGATGGCGCAATTCAAGGGTATGCAGGATGATCTGTTCAGAGGGAGCGCTGGCGTAGGCCTCCTTGATGGCTTCTGATAAAGCAGCGTTGGGCATCAGAGATCACCGCTCACAGGATGACGGGGTAAGGCACGTAGCTGGTTTCGCTGTCGTCCTCGGGCAACTGCGCTTCGCCGGCATAGCCGCTGGCCAGCACCTGGCCATCGTCGAGCAGAAACACCAGGCCCTGCTCAGAGCTGGACCCATAGGACGAAAGATCAACCACGCGACGCTGCGCAATGCGCACCAGTTCCACGCTGCTGCGGTTGGTGGCGTCGCCCAGTCCGAGTGCCCCGTTGCCGTTGTAACCCCAGGCGTAGACGGTGCCGTTTTCCAATAAAGCAGCGCCATAGTTGTAGGAGCCGGTGCCGCCATGCACGGCTTTGACTACGGTATTGCCCACCGGCACTTGCACGAAGTTGCCGCTGTTGCTGCCGTTGGCGTTTCCCCAGTAAGCACCAGCACCGCAGGCCCACAGCGTCTTGTCGGTTTTCTTGAGGTAAGTGAGCGGATAGTCGTAACTGCCGGTGTAAGCATCGGCCACGTTGGTGGCCACCTGTATCGGGGTGAACTGGTTGGCAAGATTACCGTTTCCCAATTGACCGTAGTCGTTGGTGCCCCAAGCATGCAGGGTACCGGTACTGTCCAAAGCAAATGCATGTACATAAGCACCGAACACCTTGACGATGGTTTTGCCAGCGAGACTGCCCCCCGCACGCGGCATGGCGACGTTGGCCTGGTTGCTGCTGCCATCGCCCAACTGCCCGTTGCCGTTGTATCCCCACGAGTACAAAGTGCCATCGTTCTTGACGGCGTAATAGGCGGTGTAACGCTCGCGCCCGGCGGCAATCTGGGTGATGCCGGCAAGCACCGGTAACTGCACCAAGTTGTTGCGCTGGGTGGTATCGCCCACGCCCAGCTGCCCATAACCGTTGTAGCCGCAAGCATGCACAGTGCCATCGCTGCACAGGACCAAGGTGCTGTTGTAACCCTCAGTGCCGCAGTTCAGTGCCAGCTGGATCACGGTTTTGCCGGCAATTGAGTTGCTGGCATTGGCACTCATGTTGTACGGCACCGGCTGGTTGGTCGTGCTGCTAGTACCGAGTTGGCCGTAACCGTTATAGCCCCAGCCCCATAGCTGCCCGTTCTTGTCGATGCAGTAGCCGTTGGTGTCCTGGCTGTAACAGAGTTTCGAAGCCCCCGGAAACCCGGGCGGGAATGCGGTGCGTGCTGGGTACGAGCGCGCATAGGTGGTCCCATCGCCCAGCTTCCAGTTGGCATTGCGCCCCCAGGCGCGGATGCTGCCATCGGTCATGATCAGACCGAACTGGCGGTAGCTGTTGGGTTGTGTGTTGCTTGCGTTTTCTGGCAATTTCAGCGCCTTGGTGCCTGAGCGCACATCGGGTGTCGCCCACACCGGTACGCCCTGTGCACCAATGGTCAGCACCTGCCCGGCTTGGCCCACGGGCAAAGCGACCAGCTGGTTGCCATCGAAGTAGATGACCTCCCCCGGCAGGCTCGAGACCCCTTGGGTGCCTTGCGCAAACAGATCCCAAGCCGGGGAATTGGCGTGTGGTGTCACGCTCGTGGTGGCATCGGCGAGGCATACAAAGCTATCGCCGTTGTGGCCGACCACGTCCTGGCGGGCGTAAGTGGCACTGGCGTCATACGCACCCCGCCAGGTAAAGGCAATCTTGCCCAGAGAAACGGTTCCCATGAATAGTCCTTGAAGAAATGGAAAATCGGAATTCAGAACAAGATCGGGGACGGGGCGTAGCGATGGTCGTTGTCATCGTCACCCGTCTGGCCGTAACCCCCATAGCCGGTCGACATCACTTGCCCATCGGCGGTGAGGAAGTGGTAGGCGGACTCGTGGTACGCCCCACCCTCGGTGCAACCGACATGGCCCGAACGCGAGAAGTCCACGATCGGCCGATCAATCAGCACGAAACTGTTGGGTGTCTGCGATTCATTGGCGTAGCCATTACCCGCGCACCCCGTGGAACCCATGCCCCATCCGACCGCCTTGCCGTCCGATCGCAAGGCCATGGCTGAAGAGCCATAACACCCCCCATACATGCGCAGCTTTTTGACTTGGGTGAGAGCGTCGCCGCCGATGGTTACCCAAGAGCTGCGGTTGCCGTTGCCGCCTCCGATGTTGAAGCCGTCGTAGCCGGTATGGCGTATCGTGCCGTCCTGCATCAGCGCCAGGGTGCGACCATAACCTCCGGATATCGCGTATGCATCGACCACGCCATCGAGTACCTTGTAGGGAAACAGGACGTGGCCCGTGAAGATGTCCCCCGTGTATCCAGTCCCCCAAATCCCCGAGGTCTGGCCGCTGTCATGTCCCCAGCGATAGAGCGCACCATCTTCCAGAATAACCCCGTAGCTGCGGTAGTACTGACTACCCGCGACCCAATGGGCATCGGACTCGGAGCAGAAGACTTTCTTGACGCGCTTCTCGGTTCCCCAGGGCATCAACAAGCGATGAGTGGATTGGTCACTGCCAAAACCTGTCGAATTGGCTTCGCCGGCAACCCAGAGTTTTCCGGTGTGGTCGATCAGGTAGCTGGCCGCATAGGTTCCGCCAGAGAGGAAGACTTCTTTGATCGGCGTGTCTGCCGTAAATGGCACCAAGCGGGGCGTCGAGACATTCGACGTATGCCCGAGGCCGAGGCTGCCTTGCTGGTTGTAGCCCCAGACATAAACCCGACCTTGCGCGTCCAGACAGGCTGCGGTGCGATAGCCGAAATAGTCGTGCCCCGTGAAGACCCGTTTGACAACAGCGTTGCTCGGCAGATCGCCATAACCGTTGATCTTTCTGGGCACGGGGTTGGCACTGCCGGTACCGGAAGCCAGACCCGCATCGTTGCCCCCGGCATGCCAAAGACCGCCATCGACATCAAGGAAAAAGCTGTCATCCCAGACGCAGGTGGCGGACACGATGCGTGGTGTTCCTGGCGGAAATGCCGTGCGCGCCGGGAAGGTGCGACCGATGTCACCCGTATTTCCCGTGCCCTGCTGGCCGTTGACCGCCCGGCCCCAGGCGCGCACCGATCCATCGTTCATGATGGCCGCCATGAAATAGCTGGAGCTGTGCCGATCGGCAGCAGCCCGATCGGTGTTCATCAAGGCCGTGGCGATCGTGCCGTTGCGGTCGGCCATGAAGCGGAACTCCACACTTCCAGCGCCGTTGGAGTGGAGCACCATGCTACCGATCCCGCCCACAGACACCCCACCGGTGAGTAAATGTCCCTTGAGCACAGCATCCTGCTGGCCGAGCGCAAAGGGCTGCGGCTGGCCATGGCGTATCACCCAGGCGCCGCCTTCCTTGAAGACCACATCCCCATCGCGGTAACTGAGATACGGGGAGTAGATGCCACACCAGCGATAGCCGAGCGCCGAGATATCGAGATTCACAGTTGTACCTCCAGCGCGTTGTTGTGAATCGCGAAGGTCACGCCTTCGGTCAGCGTCCAGGCCAGGAAGTCCTGGACATCAACATCGGCATCACGCCCTTCGGTGAGCAGCAACTCCGAGCCGTCGCTGGACAGATGAAATCCGTAGAAACGCGGCAAGGCGGCGGTATTGACCAACTCGTAGCCGGATTCATCGGCCTTGACCTTCAAAAGCATGCCGCGTGCGCCGGTCAAGGAGTCGGGAAAGCCAACCGCCAACAGACGAGCGATGACCTGCTGCAACACGCTTTCCGCATCGACCAGGATCTGATTGCCGCTGGTCTGGACTAACTGCAGCACGGCATTGGTGTCGGTGACGCCTTGGCTGGCGGCAGACTGTGCACGGTCGGCTTCGCTCGAAGACAACTCCGCCGAGGTCAGTGCATCCTGGGCGGCAGATTGGCTTTGCGCGAGGATGCCTTGGGCCGCGAAGTTGATGCGGGCATCGGCATCATTCAGCAGCTTGGCCACGGTAACGACAGTGCCACCTTCGGTGCTCACCGTCTCAAGGGAACTGCCATGCACAACGGCATGCAACAGCGCACTGTCGGTCGCCACCCGCGTGACGGCATCGTGCAGATCGGTTTGTAGGCTCATGTCAATTTTTCGAGTCAGATTTGAACAGGCAGATGTCGCGGCAAAGTGACATGCACCAGCTGGTGCAGCTCGCCGCGCATCGCGAAGAGGTCGTCAGCGTTCAGCTCCAGCATCAGGTTGAGCGCACCTTCATCGAGCGTGGGCCGCTCGCGGATTTCAAGCTCGCCTTTGACGTCCCAGCGCCGGGCCGAGCGCAGCTGGGCTTCGAACTGGCGGGTGAAACGGGCTTCGTGGGGCAAGAGGCCCAGACCGCCGAGCAAGGTGATCTCGAACCACTGCCCGCCCTCATCGGCGTGGTACTTGTACCAAGCCTCGAACAGCGCAAACTCAAACTCGCTAAACAGCCAGCGCACGGTGATGCGCGTGGGCGTTTGCCGAAAGCGGCGACGCTGGCGCGCTGGGCCCGATTCCATGTCGGTGCGCAGCACGGCTTCTTGCGGCGTGAGGCCATAGCCTTCGACCGAGGGCAACGGCAGTGTTGTAGGCCAGGTGATGTTCATGCACACCTCCTCATCGCATGGCTCCTGCGGCGGGGTTCAGTCCATAGCGCCGCTCCAGCGTCGGCGCCAAGCCGGAGCCTTGGGAAATCGACCGGGCCATGCGCGCTTCCATTTGCTCGACAATGACATCGAGCCGGGTGCTGCCATCGGGCTGCTGTTGCTGCTCGACGCGGGTCTCCACCCCACTGGCGCGGTTGATCACATTCACTTCCACATGGACTTGGGGTTTGGTGGCGACGGCACCACCCAAGGCACGCAACTGCCCCGGCGTGAACACCGCCTCCCCCTGTCGGGCGATGATCGGCACTTCACCCGACACCAGACCCCCGGTGTGAAATCGGCGTCCATCGGCAAACAGGGTGGCACTCACCTGACGCGATGGCAGGCCGTCGCTACCGAGCAGGCCCCCACTGTGCGCGATGTTGGCGTTCACGCCCATCAAGTCACCCGAGCCCTGGGGCAATGCCGCACTGGCCGCCGGCGCAAACAGGCTCATCGCAAAGTTCGCCAACGGCAAGGTGATGGCGCGCTGGATCTGGATGCGGATCAGGTCGCTGATGATGGAGTTGGCCAGGCTGTTGAAGTCCAGCTTGCCGGTCATCACGAACTGGGTGAGCGCGTCCTCCATGGATTTGAAGGCGCCCGTCACCGCGCGTTCGGCCTGCTTGGCGGCGTTGGTGGCGTCCTCGATATAGGTGCGCAATACCGCCTTGGCCCCGAACTCGGTGCTGCGCTGGTACTCGGCGTTGGCCCGAATGAGGTTCTCCACAATGGGTAGCTGACGCGCCAGGGCGTCGTTGATGGCCTCGATGGTCTGGGCACGCAGATCGGCGTCCTGGATTTGGCTCGCTTCCTTGCGTGCGGCCACCGCGGACTTTTCCAACTCGGCGCGAGTTTGCAGGGCCGTGCGCTCAGTCGCAGACAGGTCCAGCATCTCGCGCTGCAGCTGCACACCTTCGATCCGCTGGCGATTGCCGCCAATCAGTGTCTCGACGATCTTGCGGGCGTTGGCTTCTTCTTTTTCGTAGGCTTCGAAGGCCTTGTCTTTTTCTTTCTGGCGCTCAATGGCTTCGAGCACCTGGATGTACTGCTCGGCTTCGACGGCCACACCCTTGTAGCCCTTGGCTTCGATCTGCAGGGCGCGGGCACGCAGTTCAGCGGCTTCGCCCTCTTGGGTGCGGGTCAGGCGCGAGCGCAGTTGGTTGAGGAAAGCTTCGCCTTCGTTGAGCTTTTCTACGGGCTTGGATTTCTCGAAGCCGGAGAGATCCAATGCCGGGCGCGCCTTCCTGGGTAGGGTCGGCAGGAACTTGTCGTAGATCGACTGGACTTCCTTGGCCTGCGCCTCGGTGTCCAGCACGAATTTCTGGCCCATGACGCGCACGGTGCGGCGCTGCTCGTCAAAGAACTTGGCGACCCCGTCGGCGTAGCCAGGGTTTTGATTGATGTTGAAGAGCCGGTCATTGGCGGCACGCACATAGTCGTCACGTGCCGTTTGCAATTTGGCGATTTCGGCATCGATGGCCTTGGGGTCCAACCCCATCGCCTTGCCCGAGCGCAGCATGTCCGTCTTGAACCAGGTCTCAATGTCCTTGCCGACCACCGACAGGCTGTCAAACGGCTGAGCAATGACGCGCTTCAAGAGCACAGCGGACTCGGCAATGAAGGCCAGACCCGATGCAACGGACTCGAGGAAGGTAATAGTGGCCTCACGGTTGGCCGTGATGCGCTGCAGCTCGTTGCTGAAGCTGCCCGTCTCGGCCTGAGCAAGGATGACCTGCTCAGTGAAGTCCGCCAGGATCGGAATGACAGCGGCGCCGATCTGGCGCTGCATGCCCTCGAAGATGGCCGAGAGACGCGTGAGGTTGTCGTTGAAGACCTCGGATGCACGGGCGACGTCTTCGGACATCACTAGGCCCAGGCGCTGGGCTTCTTCCATCAGCGCCGTAATGCCCTCTCGTCCCTGGTTGAGGAAGGGAATGATGGCCAGACCTTCCTTGCCGAATAGCTTGACAGCCAGTGCAGCCTTGTCCGCACCATCCGGCATGTCGGCGAATTTTTCGGCCAGCTCGAGCAGGACCTGCTCGGTGGGACGGATTTGTCCATGCGCATCCGTGGCCGAAACACCCAGAGCCTTCAGGGCGGCGCTGCCCTCTTGGCCATTGACCTGGGTGTCGAACATGGCGACTGACAGCTTCTGCAGGGCTTTGGTCAGGCCCTCAGTGGTGACATCCGAGAGCTTGGCCGCGTAGTCCAGCGCGGTAAGCGCTTCGACGGAAACGCCAGTCTTTTGCGAGAGTTTGAAGAACTCGTCGCCGACCCGGGCCACTGGCATGACCAAGGCCGTGATACCCACACCCAAGGCAGCGATGCTGGCGCCGGCGATCAGACCAGCAGGACCGAGTTTGCCCAGGACCGATCCGAGTACGCCAAGCCGGTCGGTGGCGGCCTGCAATTGGAACTTGGCGTCGTTGGCGGCAGACGACAGCAGTTTCAGACCACCAGACGCTGGCGTGGCAGCCGCCTCGATCCTTTTGAGCGAGCGCTCCCCCTTTTCACCAATCTCGGACAGCTCGGCTTTGACCTTGCCGCCGTCGACCACAGACAGGCGGATGGAGAGGTTGCGTTCAGCCATTTGAAATCAGTCGTCGCGTTATTCGTCTTGCTGCAATGTGCTCATCAGACCCGCCTCGACCGCTGGAAACAGGTCGATCGCCGTGGCCTTGTCCAACCCCGTGCACTCGCAGGCCAGCATCCAGGCATTGAGATCGAGCCCCACCACGCGGCCTTGCGCCATGCGCAACTGGCTGGCACAGATGTCAATCGCACTGGCGGCTTGCCAGCCTTCCAGGCTCTCGGGCGCGTTCATGGTGTACGGGCACTCGAGGCACGGTTCGGGGCAGCTTTGAAGACAGGCGCTGCAATAGCTCGGCCCGCCACCGAAGTGCCACGCGGTGCGGGCCTTCAGGCGTTTTTTTCGGAGTCCAGTGCGTAGAGGCCGGCGAGGTACTCGCGCTCGAAGGCGTCGGCCAGGAGCCAGTGCTCCATCAAGGCGGCGACCCCCTCGGGCGTGACAGCAGCGGGCTTGCCCTTGTCGTCGGCCACACCTTCCCAGGCCAGAACGGCCAGCTTTGCCAGTTCGGTGATTAGCGTGGCGGTACGTTCACCGGCCGCAGCGGTACCGGTGCCGGCCACTTTGGCGGCGGCATGGCGTGCTGCCATCACCAGCGCCGTGGTGGCGGGACGCACCTGCAGGCGCACGCCAGCGACCAGCGTGATCCAGTGCGGCTCACGCGGGAGATTGAGTTTGATCATGAGAAACCTCGGTCGGGATATCAGTAGGAAGAAACGTCGTTCACCAGTTCGACGGTGAACATGCGCGCCACGCTGTTGGCCTTGGCGGCTTGCCATTCGAAGGTTGCCTGGATGCCACCGGGCCCGGAGATGGAGAGCTTGGGCTTGGGCAGATAGACCTCGTGGGCGATGAAGGTCAGGCGGTGATCGACATCGATCGCGTAGCCAAAGGTCAATTCCAGCGGCGTGTTGTTCGTGGCGGCATCGATCAGCGTGGTGTCCGCAAAGCGCACTTCGAGATTGCCGGTGAGACTGGCCACCGTCGGGTCCGCCCCGTCAATCTTGCCGTCGGAGCGGATGGTCTCGATGCGTTCCAGGTTGTTGGCATAGGTCAGCTGCGCCGAGACCACATTGCCGAGGGCCAGTCCCTCGCGCAGGATTTGGCCCTGGAACTGGTTGAAGCGCTGCAATTCGCGAGTGGCCGGGGTGTCATCCAGCGTAGCGGTGCGCCGCACCTCGCCTTGGGCCACCAGACCCACCGTGGCATTCGCGGCTCCAGAGCGGGCAAAGCCCACCTGCAGGCTGTTGACCATGACGCCGGAAGCCACGAACCAGGCCGGGATATCCGGCAGCCCCGTTTCCAGGGTGAGGCTGGGCAGGCTCGGTTTGCCAGAAGCAAAGGTGTGGGTCACCACACCCGCCCCCATCGAGGTGGGCTCACCCAGCAAGGCCTTGAGCCACAGGCCGATATGCCGCACGTCCAGCGGCACGACCATGTCGCCCTCGACCTTGATCACGTCGCGGATCGGGGCACTCGGATCACGGCCCAGGCCGATCAGATCGTTGGCGATCAGCCCCTGTTCGGAACCGAGTGAGGTGGAGACAAAGGGCAGCTGCCAGTAGCCATCTACCGGGGTGCTGCCATAGGTGGATTCGAACGCGGCCAAGAGGCTGGCGTTCGCGCCGTAGGCACGGGCCATACAGAACTCCTTTTGGATGTGATTTCAGGAAAGCGGTCCTGCACTGCTGTAGTGCAGGACCACGGGCAGTAGGCAGGCCTTGATGCCGCTCGTGCCCTCGGGGGCCAGTTCATCGAACTTCGGTTGACCGATTTCGGCGTACTCGACGACACCGGCGAGCGTCCGATCGGCTTCGATCAGGGTGGCGAGCTCGGTAAGCAGGCCATCCATGCGTGAATCACGCGCAGCGGCATCCGGGTCGGCGACGAACAGTTCGATGGCCACCTGGTGTTGCCAGTGGTAGGTCAGCGGCGAGAGCGACACCTCGGGTTCGCCCATCTCGCCGTCGCGCAGGATGACCATGGCGTGGTCCGCGATGCGCTCGGGCAAGGCGGCGTTGCGTTTGACCATCGTGCCCAGTGACAACTGGCCGAGCACGGCGAACAAAGCACCGATGGCGCTTTCTCGTTGGCTCATGACGTTGCCCCTTTGCGGTCGGCTTCATCGAAACGGTTGGCAATGCGCTGGGCCAGCGTGCTGATCCAGCGACGCGCGCTGCGGTCGATGTCGAATTTCTTCTTCAGGGTCACTTGGGGCACCAGCAGGAACATCGGCACCGTCACCAGCCCTCGGCCAGTAGTCTGGGCCTTTTGTGAGGCGGCCGAGAAACCGCCGCGTTGGCCTTGGCGGACGCGCTGGTTTTCTGCGACGAGAAGGGATGGTTTCCCTCGGCGGTAGATGAAACGCAGGCGCTGGCCCCGGAGCTTTTCCCAAAGGCCGGGGGTCATGCGTTTGCCGCGTGGGCCCTTGCCGGCAGCCGGCAGCGGGATCACCAGCCAGAATCCATCCTTGGAACGGATGGTGGCCCCCTGGTCATGCGCACCGACGATGACGGGCGCCCGGCTGTACACCAGACCGGCGGCCTTGATGCTCAGTTTGCCTTTGGGATAAACCTCGCCGCGCCAGGTGTTGGCCAGACGCTGGCCCAGGCCCGCACCGGTGATCTGGCTGCGCAGTTCGGTCTTGAGACCATCGGTGGCTTCACGGATGGAATGCGTGACCGCCTGCTCGGCTATGCGCACTTCGTCGGCGAGCATCTGGTCCAAGTCGCCAGACAGGGCAGCTTGCAATCTCATACCGGCGCTCCTGTGAGCGTCCAGATCAAGCGGTCCCGATCAGCCAGGGGGTCACCTACCACCTGATAGGTCTGGCCGGCAACGGTGAAACGATCGCCCTCGCGGGGAGATGCCACGTCACGAGCCATCGCATCGAAGCGGTGGGCGGCCACCACCAGCCGGGTGTCGCCGAAAGACTCGACGACATCGGCCTGTTTGGCGATGAAGCGCGTTGCAATCTCTTGACCATCGACCAGCCGGTAGGTGCAAGGCACCCCCAGCCGTGCGAACAGGCGCGAAACCGCCCGCTCAAAGGCGGCTTGCATCGGATCAGGCGGTCAGCTTGATCAGCACGCCAGGGCGGTGGCACATCGGCAATGGATTGCTCTGGGTGTGCAGATCGGTGCCTCGGTCGAACTGGCGCGGCGCCTGCTTGGCGTACAGCGACTGGCCCAGCGTGTTGACCGTCTCGTTGAAGTCGGCCGGGGCAAAGTAGGTGCCAAAGGTGTCGACGGTGCCGAGCGGAAAGGCATGGGCCTCGCCTGCTGCAATGAAGCGGCGGGTGCCGAGATCCCCATTGGCCTGCAAGTAAGCAGCCTGGCCCCGGTATTCTTCGAAGGTGACCCCGGCGTAAGTGAAGCCCGAGCGCACGTCGTTGATCAGCACCGCGCCTTGCTGCCAGTTGGTGTACGCGGTCTTGACCTCCTTGTGGGTGGTCAGTGCGCGGAAGAATTCAGGCGAACAGAGGACATGCACCCCGGTCATGAATTCCCCCTGCAGGGCGTCCTCGATCTTGGTGAGCAGGTCGTAGCAGTGGCCCTTGACCTCGCTGTTAGCATTGGCCAGATCGAAGTTGACCGATTGCGGGGTGATCTGAAACTCAGAGAACAGGTTGCTGATCACGCTGCCATCGGCATCCAGGATCTCACCTTTCAGGGCACCCATGCGCAGGTGCTCCAGCGTGATGGCGTGCTTGTTGCGCATGGTCTCCAGGTGCCGGGCCAGCACGCCGGAGATGGCTTCCATCTCAGTCTCCGACCCAAAGGCACGGATGCCCTGGACTTCCTCGGGCAGCACCACATCGTCGTGCGGGATGTGGGGGATGACGAAGGAGCGCAGCTTGCGCTTGCCACGCTCACCCACGGTACCTGGCGAGCCAGGCGGCTTGGTGGGCAGCAGGTTCAGGCGACCGGCGTACTCCTCCACGATGATCTGGCGGGTGCGCACGGGTTTGGCCGGAAACAGGTTCAAGGCTTCCAAGCGGCCGTAGCGGTTGGGGATGAGGTTGATGGCAGCGGTGAGGCTGGCCATCGAAAAACCAGGATTGAGAAACGGGTTGTTCATTCAGGGCTCCAGAAATAACGAAACCCGCGAAAGCCAGTCGGCCAGGCGGGTTCGGGGGATGGAAGGACGGGCTGTAAGTGGCGAAGGTCAGGCAGATTCACGCACCAACACGCCGCGCTCGGCCAATTGCTGCTCGTAAGCCGTGCGCTGGGCACCGGTGAGTGCGATCGGCCAGACCAGCGCAGTCTTGGCCACGATGGCGTGGCGCACGATCAGGATGGCATCGCTGCGGTCGGCGTTGGTGGCATCGATGGAGTTTGCGAGCACCCCGATGGCGGACTCGGTGCCGTCAGTGGCGGCCGGGTCGATGGCGTAGTGCTTGCCATCGCTGGCATTGCGGCCGAGTACCGTGCCCAAGGCCAGGTTCTGGCCAGCGGCGATGGTGGCGACGTCCCGCGAATAGCGGTTGGGAGCTTCGTACTTCAACAGGTCGCCGAGGTTGTTTTGTTCGGTGATGGGGGTCATGGTTCAGTCCTTTCAGGTTCGGGTGCGTCAGGCTTGGGCTGTGAGCTTTTTGACGGCGGCCACGATCGGTGAGGCCTCCGGGCGGTCGAGGTTTTGGCTGCCGGCATCCACGGTGATGGTCGAGCGGATGTCATCGGCCTCAGAACGTGCCGCACGGGCGTCAACCAGGACGCGCCGGACATCAGCTTCGGTCTTGCCCGTGGCGATGAACTCGGCCGCGCGGTCGGGGCAGCCGGCCAGCAGACAAACCTCGGCGATGGCCTGGGCGGCCTGGGTCACCTCGCGGCGGGCTTCAGCCACCAGCACGGCGGCTTCGTCGGTGCTGATGGTGTCGGCGGTCTCGATCACTTTCTCTTCTTCATTCATGGTCATTTCCTTCTTCAAGGGTGCCGCCTCAGCACGGATGGCGCCCCGCACCTGAGACGGCGGATGGTTACGGGCGTTGAGATACGAGTGGAATTCGCTGAGGGTGGCCTCCAACGTCTGGAGTCCATCGGCCAGTCCTTGGGCCACAGCATTGCTGCCGAAGAAGAGTCCAGCCTCGGTGGCGCGCACGGCATCAACGTCCAGGTCTCGCATCGCAGCCACGTGCTCGGTGAAGATGGAATACAGCCGATCCACTTCGCCTTGCAGCTCGCTCTTGGCGGTGTCCGACAAAGGCTCATGTGGCGAGTAGTCGTTCTTGTGGGCGCCCGCCGTGATGGCCGTAAACCGATAGCCGTCCTTGGCATCCTTTACCGATTGGTCGACATGCAAGGCGATGACGCCGATCGAGCCGACCCCACCGGTTTCGGTTACGAACAGGCGCTGGGCACTGGCGGCAATCGCATAGGCCGCTGAATACGCGGCATCGTTGGCCACCGCCCAGACGGGTTTCATGGCTGCCACCTCGCGCACACGGCGGGCCAACTCGAAACTGCCCGAGGCTTCGCCGCCCGGGGAGTCGATGTCGAGCAAGATGCCGCTGACATGGGGATCAGCCAAGGCGGCATCCAACATCGCGGCGATCTCGCCGTAGGACGTCAGGCCTGAGGCGGCTTCCATGCCCAGCGAGCGCTTGACCAGCGAGCCGTGGATCGGGATCACTGCGATGCCGTCGGGGGTTGCGGCTGCAGGCGGCCGTTGGTAAACGGCCATGTCCATGGAAGGCAGCGTGGGGACATCGGCCATACCGATGCGCTGCCCGACCACGGAGAGAATCACGTCCAGCTTGGGTCGGTGAATCAGGAGGGGCGTCCCGAACAGGCGGGAGGCAAGGTAAGTCATGGTTGGGTGTCCTGGTTGTTGGGTGACGCACCGCCAGACTCAGCAGTCTGTGATTCGTCAGTCTGTGGATCGCTTGGCTCTGTCGACACTGCAGCCAGCGCCTGGTCATGCCGGGCATCGGAGTCAAAGACCAAGCCCAGTGCATCGGCCCGGGCGTTATCGGCTGCGATCTCACGGTCCACGTCTTCGGCGTCGTAGCCGTTGCCGGAGATGGCCTCGGATCGGCTCATGAGGCCCGCCCGGATGGCCAACTTCATGGCGTTGAATTCTTTCTGCGGATCGACCCAGCTCCAACCCTGCGGAATCCACTTGGCTGACTGATACTGCCGTTTGTCTTTGCGGTAACCGGGAAGATCGAGTGCACCTTCCAACACTGCCTGGTCCATCCAGGCGCGCCAGATGGGTCGGCACAGCTGGTGCACGATCACACCGTGTTGCAGGGCTTCGCACCGACGGCGAAACTCCAACAGGCCAGCACGAATGGAGGAGTAATTCACCTGCGTCAGATCCCCCGTGAGCATCTCGTAGGTGATGCCCATGGCAGCGGCCACCGCGCGGAACTGCTGGCGCATGAATTCAGCGTAAGAAGAGCCGACATCAGCAGGGGCCGAGAACTTGATGTCTTCGCCGGGTTCCAGAATCTGCAGCGTGCCGGGCTCCATGCCAGCGAGCGCCACGCCGTTGGCATCTGGCGCCGACTCGCCCATCAGGTTGTCTTCGGGTGCCATGCGGGTGATGAAGCCGGCAAACATGGCAGCGGTTTTCTTGCGGACCAGCTCCGCATCGTCGTACTGGTCCAGCTCGTTGAGCTTCACGAGCGCCCGGGTCAACCACGGCTCGCCCCGGATCTGGCCGGGACGCAAGGTACGAAACAGGTGGATGACTTCACTCGCATCCACCCGCACCGTGTCCATGCCACCGCCGCCGGCACTGCTGGACATGGGTGCCAGCAGGCCATCATTAGGATGCGAGCGGTAGAGGTGGTAAGCCACCCGGCGACCCAGACGGTCGAACTCGATGCCAGCGCGAATGACATTACCGCCAGGCAGATCCCGGTTCATGGTGGTTGGCAGGTGCTCTGCTTCCAGCACCTGGATCTGCAGCGCCACCGGCAGACCATCTTCGGTGCGGCGGTAGCGCAGTCGCACCAGGGCTTCGCCGCCTTCGAGCATGGCGCGGGTGGCCAGTGCCTGCAGACCGTAGAAGTCGGTAAGGCCTGCGGCATCGGCCTGTTCACACCAGTCCCACCACAGGCTGTGGATCGCCTCGCGCCTGGCCTGGTCTTGCACCATGCTCTGCGGTTTGATGCCGGTACCGATCGCATTGGCCACAAAAGCTTCGATTCCAGCGGCAGCCCAGGCGTTGCGCCTGACCAGGTCACGGCTTTTGGCGCGCAGTTCGTCTTGGGCCAGCGACAGGGCTGCCACCGCACCGGGATTGCTGGGCATCCAGGCCAGGGCACGGCGACCACCGCCGGTGCCGTCATAGACCGGCGTGCCACCGAACATGCGGAGACGCAGACTTTTGAACCAGGCCATCAGAGTGCCTTGCGCGTGGTCACGCGGATTTGGCGGGATTTGGGTGCGCTGGAATCACGAGCCATGGTGGCTTCGACTTCAGCAATCGCAGCCTTCAAATCGGACACGCTGCGGTACTCGATGCTTTTGCCCTCGTAGGTCACGCGGTGCTCGCCACTGGCCAGCGCTTCGCGCAAGGCCTGCAGGTGTTCTGGTGTGTAGGTCATGCTTATTTGTTCACTCAAGTCATCCATCGGCTGCGCACCACGCGCCGAGCGGGCGCTGGCGTGCTGCCAGAAGTGCTGAGGCCACCGTCGAATCGCTGTTCTTGGGTGGCCTCGGGGGTTGTGATTTGTTTGGCAACGACTGGTGGGTCGGTGCCGAGTTGTTTTTCGAGTTCTTGCCAGTGCCGGTCTTCGAACCGGTCCAGTCCTGCCGCCGCAGCCGCCGCCCGGGCGTAGACATAGCAGTCGAGTGCCTCATTGCGCTCGCGCATCTTTTGCCATTCGCGGTGGGCAAAGCCGTTGCGGTCACGCCGAGTGATCAGCTGCTCGGCACAGAGCTGTTGCAGGTATTCGGCATCGACCTTGGGCAGGTGCACGAAACCGGCCGGGTAGATCGGCGTGACGCCGTCTTCGGCCACCTCGACGCTTTTGCGCAGGTTGTTGTAGAACTCCAGCTTGGCAATGCCGCCAGACACCGGAAACACCTTGATGCCCCGGCGCAGCTTCTTGCCACTGGCGGTGGCATCCACCGCCGTAGGGGTACCAATCAGTGCGGCACCCCCGGCAATCCCTTTGATCGGCATGAGCCGGGCATCGCGCACACCGCGCACGAAGGCATAGGCCTCCTGGGTGGCGTAGCCGGTGTCCAAGGCCAGGCGCGCTAGACTCAAATGGCAGCCCGAACTGTGGGTCCAGGTCTCTCCCATGAGCTTGGCGAGAGCCGACCAAACTTCGGTTCGCGCCGTGTCGCCCATCAGAATCCGGTGCTCCACCAGCCATGCGGCCTTGCCCCGCCCGAAGGCCCAGATCGAAACCTCGATGCGATCCTTCTGCACGTCAGCACCGGCAGTCAGCAACAGGCCGCCAGCGGGCACGTTGCCGATGCGGTATTCCTCCCGGCGCTCCAGCAGTCGTTGCCAGTCGGGCGCTTCGCCTTCTTCGACCCAGGTCTCACCCAGTTCGGTGTTTTTGAAAGTCTTGATGGCCGAGGCTGATCGGCTGTCAGACATGGCAGCCGACTCCCACGCCCGCGCGATCTCGATCCAGCTGCGCCAGCCGACTGGGCTATAAAGACTCGACAGGTGGAACCCGGCCGTGCGTCCGGCCTGTTCTGGCGCGCAGGCCTGCCACTGGCCGTTTTCCAGCATCCAGGTCTTGTGGTGCTCGGCAATCGGCTGAGTGCAAGACTCGCAGATGTAGGCAGCTGTCTCGGGTTGGCCCCGCTCCCAGCGCAGCTGCTCAAACCGCAGCCACTGGCGGTGGTCGCAATGCGGGCACGGCACGAAGTAGCGGCGCTGGTCCGACGCTTCAAACTCGCGCTCCACAGCACTGGCCCCGGCAATCGTGGGGGTCGAGACGATCAGGATCTTGCGCCGGGCAAAGGTGCGGGTACGCGCCTCGGCCAGGGAAATCGCATCGCCTTCGCCTTCCACATCCAGCGGGTAGCCGTCGACCTCGTCCAGGAACAGGTAGCGCACCGGCATGGAACGCAGGCCCACCGCGCTGTTGGCACCGGTCATCACCAGCACGCCGCCATGGAATTCCTTGGCCAAGATGGTGTTGCCCGAGTCGCGGCTGCGCGCGGGCGCGATGCGCTCCTGGATGGCAGGACTCTCTTCGATCAGCGCGTCAATGCGCTGCTTGGACGCCCGCTTGGCCATCTCGACCGTGGGCCACACCGCCATCATCGGGCCCGGGGCGTGGTGGATCACGTAGCCAACCCAGTTCAGGCCCAGTTCGGTGCCGCCGACCTGTGCGCCTTTCATGAACACCACCCGCTCGATCGGTGACATCGGGGACAAGCAGTCCATGATCTCGCGCAAGTAGGGCGTGCGGCTGGTGCGCCAGCGGCCCGGCTCTGATGCAGCCTTGCTGGAGAGCACCCGGTGCTTGTCGGCCCATTCGGAGACCGTGAGCAGCGGATCGGGTGTGAGGCCTTCTCGCCAGGCGCGCTCGATCGCGTCCCAGCCTTCGTAATACTGCTCGTCCATGGTCAATCCACTCATCAGTCCACTTTGGGCTGCAAGTCGCCCAGGTCCTGCAGTTGCTGGCGCACAGCAGCGTCCAGCGCCACATGCAAGACATGCGCATCGACGCCCAGCCCTGCGGCCATCTGTGACGAAATGCGCGCTGGCCAGTTCAGCCAGGCATCCCGCTCGGCACGGGCCAGCTTGAACACGTGGGCCACGGCCTGTGACCGATCGACCAGCTCACCCTTCAGGCGAGCAAGACGCACCTTGTTGGTCTGCGCCTTGACCACCTCGTTGACCGTACGCGCCTGCAGCAGTGACGTACCACCGGAGGACAGCGCCGGGGTAGGTGGCTCTGGCGCGTCACGCACAACCTTTGCGGAAGCCTGCGGAATCTCGCGGGCAGATACGGAAACCTGCGGAGTCTCCCTGGCCTCAGCAGTCACCGACCGCCGGGTTGGTGTGGTGTTGGCCGCCCACTGGGCATCGGCCACCACCGGATCGATGGTGCCGTCTGGCAACTGGCTGATGCGCCCGGTATCGATGGCCTTCTTGACGGCCACGTGCGACACGCCTCGTTGGCGCGCGTAGGCGCGAATGGACAGTCCCATGGTGTTGATCTACTCAGTGCAAGTGGGTGGCCTCCTGGAGGTATGGGTCAGGCAAAGGCGAGTGAATCACCCGGGATTAAAAAGCGCTTGGCTTCTGTGGCGCACAGCGCGTGAATGCGGATGTCGATTGACAAGCAACCCACCAAGGAGCCCCACATGGCCAAACCCAAGCAACCCACCGCACTCTCCACCGACGAGATCGAGCTTTTGCTCGAATCGATTGCCCTGGACCACCTGTTCATCGAAACCCTGCAAACCCGCCACCGCGACAGTTTGGACTTCCACGACGTCAGCGTCTGGGGTGTCAAAAGCGCCTTGCAGGCCGCGTTTGATGCTGGCCTGCGTGCCGCTGGAGGCGCACCAAAACAGACCGTGCATCGCGTGCGCAAAGTCACCACAGCACATCAAACCAGTGGCAACGGCAGCGCCGCCGCCCTACAAGCGTGAGGGTGCTATGACCATTTCACTCAACCCCAACCAACAGGCCATCCTGGAGCACGCCGTTCAAGACAGCGGCGGCAAGATCGCCTGGTTCCCCGAGCACATCAAGGGCGGCGCCCGCGCCAAGGTGCTCGAAGGCTTGTTCAAACGCGCCCTGATCACGCCCGATGGCGATGACTGGGTGGTGGCCGCCGAGGGCTACGACGCCCTGGGCCTGCCCCGACCGGGCGCCTTGCCACCGACCATCACGCTCGACGACCCGGAGCTGGAAGCCGATGTCGCCAGTGCAGAGGCCAGTTGGCAGCAGCCCGCCAAGGACAAGCCGGTTCGCACCCGAGCCGACAGCAAGCAGGCCCTGGTCATTGGCCTGCTGCAGCGCCCTGAAGGCGCCACCATCGCGCAGATCATGGAGGCCACGGGGTGGCAACAGCACACCGTGCGCGGGACCCTGGCCGGCACGCTCAAGAAGCGTTTGGGGCTGACCATCACATCAGCCAAGGAGGCCGGTGGTCAGCGCGTTTACCGCATCGAGTCCGCGTCCGCAGGCACCGCTACCGCTATCAATTCGGAGGCTGCATGAACGCCTGCCGCAACTTTGCTCGGATCGATGAACTCGGGCGGCGCCTGGCCGACCAGGCGTTTCGCACCCTGATCAGCCTGTGCCCCGAAATCCGCGGCGCCAGCCCAGCGCGCCAGGAGGCGGTGTGTGCCGCGATGCGGGCCAAGGTGGCGCCAAGCATCGACAGCTTGCTCGAAGACGCGCGGCTCGCGCCCTGTTTGGCCGAAGCGGCGTTTCACAACGCTGTGATCACCCTAGCGCTAGCCGGCGTCGAAGCCTTGCAGGCCAAGGCCGTGAGCCCCAAGTACCAATCAACCAACCAAGTCTCCAATCAAACCAGAAAGGCCCGTCATGCCCAGCATGTCCATCACCATTGAACGCACCCCCTTGACCCTCCAGTGGGAGGGCCAAGATATCCAGGTCGAGCAGCTCGGCATCCGGCTGCCCTTTGCGCGCAAGCCCGAGAATCTCAGGGACATGAGCGCCAGCGGCGACTACATCGTCTACGTCACCGAGACCCGGACCATGACGCCCGAGGAGTTCGATGGCTTTGCTGCCAACCTGCTGGTCTCGCGCGACTGGCTGGCCGGCAAGGGTGGCTATGTTGGCCAGGGGCGTTTGTGCGTGGAAGTCCATGCCCCCGGACGCCCGTGCCTCTATGTCGATCCGTCTGGCGGGGACTACGCCCGCTACGCGGCCCGCCTGAGGTAGTGGCTGTGAGGCCACGCTGTTCATCTTCTGCAATCAAAGCCTTGGCTTTGCATCGCAGCAGCGCGTCAATGGGGTCATTGCCCAACGATTGAACGGAGCCCCACCATGACCCTCGACCTCGACACCCTGATGCGCCAGATGACCGAGCAAAAGGCCAAAGATGCCTTGCTCACCGCCCGGTCCACCCTGGAGCGCAGTCTGCGCGAGTTGGACCACTACATCGAGCGGCTCGACACGGCCGAAACGCCGCACGACAAATCGCAGGTGATGAACTGGGCGCTCAACGCCCTGGCCTGCAACATCACGCCCAACCTGCGCCTGGACCTGATCGCCAACGCCCAAGCCGAACTGGCCAGCGTCGCAAAATGATCACGCTCTCAAAAAATGATCGAGAAAGCCTTGGCTTCCATGCCCTACAGCGCGTCAATGGAGTCATCGCCAACACAGAAACAGAGCCGATGATGACCACCACCCAGCAAGCAAAAATTCCTGCAACTCAAAATGAGTCGTGGGGCCTATTTGGGACCCTCGGCAAGCACGCCGAAGCCGCCTGGCCGATCGCAATGACTGCGATTTCGGACGCCACCAACCAGCCTCTCGACTCGGTCCGCGCCTTCCTGGACAGCCGCCACGGACGCCACTTTGCCGACGATGTGCTCAACGGCCTGCACGCCGAATTGAACCTGCAGGAGGCGATCCACGCCGCCACCCAACGCTGGATGGGCTGGACCATCGGCCGCCTGACCAGCAAGCAGCACGGGATTCCCAAGGGGCTGCCCTACCTGACGGGCTTTGTAATTCACTGCGAGATCGTCGAGGAGGCCCTGCCCGACTGACGCACTCGCAGGGCTTCAAAGCCCCGGCGCAGCGCGTAGCTGCGCACGATCGAGACGGCCGTGAAGATCAAGCCGATCAGCAGGTTTTCGGTGACGGTCACGGCCAGGCCGAACAGCGGGAACACCGCCATCTGTGTGGCCACCGCCACGACATAACCCACCAGCACATTGGCCAGCGACTCCACGAGGGACATCAGGCGCGACTGCTTCATGCGTCGGCCTCCGCTGCATCAGTCGTGACAGCCACACCTGCCAAAGCCGCCAAGTCGTTGAACTTGACCTCGTCAAGTTCCCGGTAGGCTTCTTGCCCGCTCCAGTCCTGCCAACGGCGCACGATCACGTCCACGTACTTGGGATCGAGTTCGATGAGCCAGCCGATGCGACCGGTTTTTTCTGCGGCGATGAGGGTGGTGCCAGAGCCGCCGAACGGGTCGAGCACGATGTCACCCGGTCGGCTGGAATTGCGGATGGCCCGCTCGACCAACTCCACCGGCTTCATGGTCGGGTGCAGGTCGTTTTTCTGCGGCTTCTTGATGTTCCAGACATCGCCCTGGTCGCGATCCCCGCACCAGTGGCGATTCTCTCCCTCGGGCCAGCCGTAGAGGATGGGCTCGTACTGGCGCTGGTAGTCGGCGCGGCCAAGTGTGAAGGTGTTCTTGGCCCAGATGATGAAGGTAGACCACTTGCCCCCGGCAGCACGGAAGGCCTGCTGCAGCGTGTCCAGTTCGCTGGAGGACATGGCAATGTAGGTGGCGCCTGCACAGCGCTCGAGCATCGGCGTCAATGCCGCCAGCAAGAAATCGTAGAAGCCATCGCCCAGGTTGTCGTTCAGGATCGGACGGTCCTTGCCACGCATCTTGTCCTTCGCGCTATTAGCATAGTCCACGTTGTACGGTGGATCGGTGAACACCATGTTGGCTTGGGCGTCGGCCATCAGCAGCTCGTAGCTCCTAGGGTCGGTGGCATCGCCACACACCAGTCGGTGCTTGCCCAGCTCCCAAACATCGCCAGGGCGGGAGATCAGGGTGGCCGACACATCGGGAACGGCATCGTCATCGGTTTGGCCATCGACCGTGGTCTCTTCGCCCGCCATGATTTCGGCCAGGGCGTCGGCATCGAAGCCGGTGATGTCCAGATTGAAACCATCCTCCTGCAAGGACTGCAGTTCGATGCGAAGCATGGTCTCGTCCCAGCCAGCGTTTTCTGCAATGCGGTTGTCCGCAATGATGAGCGCACGGCGCTGGGTGGGCGTCAGGTGATCGAGCACGACCACGGGCACGGTGTCCAGGCCCAGCTTTTGCGCAGCGGCCAACCGTCCGTGACCGGCGACGATCACGCCATCAGACCCCGCCAGGATCGGATTGGTGAAACCGAACTCGACGATGGAGGCGGCAATCTGTGCCACCTGCTCTTCGGAGTGGGTCCGGGCGTTGCGGGCGTAGGGCACGAGCTTGGCAGTCGGCCAGCGTTCGATGTGGGTAGAAAGCCAGGGTTCAGACATGGACCAACCCCGTTTCATAGACGGTCTTACCCTGGTTCAGCTTGGCCGTGAGCAGCTGGGTGCGCTCATTCGAGATCGCCACTGCCAGATGGGTCCACCGTCCGAACTCGTGAATGATCTGCACGCAGGGCAGCTTCAACTGGTGGGCGGCCTGGCATACGAGCAACGGCGTCATACCTGGCACGATGAGGTCCGCCGCACGCCCTTGCATGTGGTGGCTGGTCGGACTGCCGCCGATCGCGCGGTTCAATGCCGGCGAGCGGTAGCCGGAGGTGATCACCACCGGACGCTTGAGGTGAACGCGCAGCGGCTGCAGTACCGACTGACACAGCCGACGCAAGTTCTCGATGACTTCGGGTGTGGGCTCGTTGGCAATGCCACGGCGAGCCGCCGTTTCTGAGACCAGAAGCTCGGCCAGTTCGAAATGTTCAGACAGTTGCATGTTCGCTCTCTTGTCGATGCTCGGCTTTGCGTTGTTGAGCAACAACCTCAAAGGGTTCTCCGGTGGCGGCCAGGGTGACCGGCACGCCAGGGAAGTTCTGTTGGAAACGGAACAGCGCCACGTCGACATACTCGGGTGCGATCTCCACGGCGCGGCCCATGCGACCGGTGCGTTGGGCGGCCATCAGCGTGGTGCCGCTGCCGCCAAAGGGCTCAAACACGATCTCGCCTTCATTGGTGTACGCCTCAATGACCTCCACCGGCAGCGTCACCGGAAACACGGCCGGGTGATCAATGTCCTTGCCGATCTTTCCCTTGTGGCGCATGACCCGGATGACGGAGTCAGGGATGCGGTGGTCCTGGGTCGGTTGACCGGCAGCGGTCCAGCCGTTGACTTGGCCATCCTTGCCGCGCATCGCGGTCGAGGATCCGTCGGCGCGCAGGTGCGTTTCCTGACCGGCAAACTTGCAGGGCACCGTCTTGTTGGGTTTGCGCGTTTGCCGGTTGAAGTGGAAGATGAATTCAAAGCTCGGCGCCAGGCGCCCCTGCCAGTCGCCGGGCATCCCTGGCCCCTGGTCCCAGACGTACCAAGCAAAGCGCCGCCAGCCTTGTGTCCGCATCCAGTCGAGCCATGCGTCCCAATACGGGATGAACTCGTTGTCGCGGTGGATCAGGCCAAGGTTGACCAGCAGCTGGCCATCGGCGGCCATGGGCACTTGCGCGAACACGCCGCGCATCAGGCCATCCCAGTCGGCAATGCCGCCAGAGGTGTAGTCGCGCTGGTTGCCATAGGGCGGCGAGGTGAAACACAGACTGGCCTGCTCGCCCTGCATCAGGGTGGCGACCACTGCTGGATTGCTGGCATCGCCGCAGATCAGGCGGTGCGGGCCCAGCTGCCAGACATCGTCCGGGCGAGAGATGGGCTGCTTGGGTGGTTCGGGAACGTCGTTTTCCTCATCGGCATCCGACTCATCTCCAGACTCGCCGCCTTCACCATCACCCAAATCGGCCAGCATCCTGGCGAGCTCGTCATCGTCGAATCCGGTAAGCAGCAGTTCGTATCCGGCCTCGGATAACTCGGCCAGTTCAAGCGCCAGCAACTCGTCGTCCCACCCGGCGTCTAGCGCCAGGCGGTTGTCGGCGATCACGTAGGCACGCTTTTGCGCCGGGGTGAGGTGACCCAGTTCAATGACCGGGACCTCGGGCAACTCCAGCTTGCGCGCGGCCGCGAGGCGTCCGTGGCCCGCAATAATGCCGTTGTCGCCATCGACCAAGATGGGTTGCGTCCAGCCAAACTCCACGATGCTGGCCGCGATCTTGGCAATCTGCGCCGGGGAATGCGTGCGGGGATTCCTCGCATACGGCAGCAGCGCATCGATCGGTCGATATTCGATCTGCAGGTTGGGCGTCATGGAATTGAAAAACCCGCCGAGCGTTGCCGCCGGGCGGGTGGGAAATATTCAGGAGGTGGTAACTGTCTGGGGTGGTGGTAACCACAGGCCGGTAACCTGGCCGGGTGGTAACCTGTTTTTCAGGGCAGACGCTATCGAAATCTCGCGCTGTTGCCCCCCGCATACCGTTTTGGCCAGGAAGGACCCATCGATTGTCCGCAGGACTCCGCATTCATCTGATTGGCACAAGCCATCAGGCGTTTGCATCGCTTCGCATCTGTCGGGGTGCAAGGTTGCAGTCGGAAGATCACGCCCGCTGCTCACACCGCTGTCCTGACCATAGCTGAAACTGTAGGCCCAAACCGGGCAAAACGCGACAGGGGGTGTTTTGGCATCTGTCATCACCATCCCCCACCACCCCGCGCCCGTCTTCGATTTGCCGCGACTTCAATCAGTGCCCCTTGTTCAGGTGCAGAACGACCAGATGAATAGCGGCGTCGTACCGCCGCTGCGCAGTTCTTGCCGCGCAGGCAAACCGCCGACCGATCTGCTCCCAGCGATACCGGTTCGAGCGCATCCAGACCAGGTGTCGCTGCTCCACCTCCAGCCACTGCACCCAGCGCATGGTCTCCAGCATTCGCTCCACGGCATGGGGGCTGGGAGGCATGGGCCGGTATAGCCGCTCGGGATCGGGGTAGCGCTCGGGCACTTGGAAGGCCAGGGTCATCCACGGGTTGAAGTAGCCGCCGGGTCTGACCCGGGGCAGCTTGTGCGCGGTTTCGGCAGCTTCAGCAAATCGGGCGGCCACATCCTCGACAGTCCATTCGGTTCGTGTCTCAGTCATGGCGCTTGCCTCCATCACCGTAGAGGCGTTCGCCCAGCCTGCGCACGAACTGTTTCTCCACCCAGTCGAGCCGTTCGTCGTGCTCGCTGACCACCAGGATGTGATCGGTGCGCCAGCCCTCGCGTTTGACGGCGTCCAGGTCGGGGGTGGTCGGCTGCAGGTTGCCCAAGGGGCAGCGGTAGCGGTATTGAGGCACCTTCATGTCACACGCCCTCCTGCGCCATCTCGCGAGCCAGGTACAACAACGCAATGGCGTCGGCCTCGTTGTCATCTGCGGGGGCGTGGCCACGGGCACGAACAGATGCCACCATTTCGTCCTTGCTGGCGTTACCTTTACCCGTGGCGTGCTTCTTGATCGTGCCGACCGGAATGCCCTGGTAGGGAATCTGGTGGTGCTCGCACCAGGCAGTGAGTTGTCCCATGAATCCGCCGTAGGCATGGGCCGCGTCGACACCAACGTGGCGGCGGACCTCTTCGAAGACGACTTGGTCGATACCGTCGTTGCACTGCTTGATGTCGGTGAGCCAGCGCTTGAACCGCAGAAAGCGCATGCCGCCGCCTTCGAAGCGTTGGGGTTTGAAGGATTGGCTGCCACTGGTGATGCTGCCGTCACGGCTGGTCAGTGCCCAGCCGGTTTGTGTGCCCATATCGAGGGCGAGGATGGTCATTGTGTTCATTGGTCACTCCATGCATTTTTGGCATCTGGTGACCGAAGGTGACCCGTTTCTCGTTATCCGCTCGCGCCTGCGCACGTACACGTGTAGAGAGATAACGATATGCCGGTCACTTTCGGTCACCCACTGGGGTCTGTCGATTCGGTCAGTCGTCGCGATAGGGCATGTAGCCGCCCGGCTCGCGGGGTTTGAGCAAGAGGCCTGACAGGGCTTTTGCCCCGCCATGCAGGCGTGTGCGCGCAAACCCACGGTTGATGAGTTGCTGGGTCAGCCAGCGGCTGGTGCCCACGTACTCGCCACGCCGCTCAGCGCGCTCACGCCAGCGCTGGTAGATCGCGGAAATCGCTTCCCGCGCCACGGGCGATTGCTGGCAGTCCTCGTCGAGGAACTCACCGATCGCGTCCTCTTCTTCGAAGTACTCATCGGTGGCATCGAGCACCTGCTGGGGTGGGTCGAGCCGGCCCTGACGCTGCCACTCCAGACAGCCTTGAACTGCCCAAGCCAGGATCCCATCCCGTTCAGCCAGCAGCTTTTGCTGCAGGTGCTTGTCACGCCTTTCCGGTGGGACGGTGATCGTGAACGGGATCAGGTGGAGGCGCCGCTTCATCGCCTCGTCGATGTTGCGGATGGCTGGCTTGTGATTGCCGGCCACGATCAACTTGAACTGCGGCATGAACTCGAAAAAATCCTGGCGCATGAAGCGCGCAGAGATCTTGTCGCCACCGGTCAAGCTCTTGACCTTGGACTCGGCCCAGCGTCGCCCTTGCTCGGTTTCGATGGCGGCGACAAACCGGGCCCCACGCAGGCTGGCCATATCGGTCGGGTGCCTGTCTGTGCGGGTCTCCATGAACGTGTCCATGGGAGCATTGGTGGCGTAGTCGCCCAAGATGGTGGCCAGGGTGTTCACGAACACCGATTTGCCGTTGGCACCCGTGCCATACAGAAAGAACAGCGCGTGCTCGCGTGTCGATCCAGTCAGGGAATACCCTGCCATCCGGGCAAGATAGGCCTGCAGAGGCTGATCACCGCCCGTGACCTCATGGATGAACTGCCGCCAGGTGGGGCAATCACCCGCGGGGGTGGCCGTCGTGATCTTGGTCAGTCGATCCAGACGGTCGTGGGGGCGCAGCACGCCATTCTTGAGGTTCACCACACCGCCTGGTGTGTTGAGCAGCCAGGGGTCGGCATCCCACTCGTCGGCGGTGGCGGCATGACGCCGATCGGAGCGTGCGAGCCGCTCCAAGCCAGCCACCGTGCCACTGCTGGCGAGTTTGGCGGCCACCCGGTGAGAATCGGCCTTGAGGGCGGCCTCCCGACAGATCTGGCGCATCAGGTGGTGCGCCGCCAGAGTCTCCTCGGTTTGCCAGCGCTTGCCAGTCCAGAACACCCACTTTCCCCACAACGCGACATAGCGCCAGTCCTGGGCGTACCGACCCGAGAAGGTCAGCGCCAGTGCGTCTTCAGTGGCCCACACCGATTGCTCGGTCGGATCTGCTGCCTGCGTGATGTCTGGCGTTGAAGGCTGGAATTGGATGCGCTCACCGTGGGCAAGGAAAGCCTCCACATCAAAGCCCTCAGCAATGGCGTCGGCTGCGTCCCAGCCATCCGCACTCCCTTGGGGGTCTTGCGCCGTGGGATTGGACGGCGGCATCAACACCGCGCATTGCTGGGCACCCGCTGCCATGACCGCCTCGGCGGCATTCATGGCGTACTCCCAGCCTGGTTTGTCGCGGTCTGGCCAAATCAGGACATGCTTACCCTGAACGGGCGACCAGTCGGTCTTGTCGATCGGTGCGTTGGCACCGTGCATCGCGGTGGTCGCGCAGTGGCCCACGTCGATCAAGGCCTGGGCGCATTTTTCGCCCTCGACCAGAATCACCCGGTCGGCATGAGCAATGCCAGGTTGGTTGAACAACGGCCTCGGATCGGGCGGCGCCATTTTGCGACGCTTGGCATCCCAAGGGCGGAATTCCTTATGTCCAGGACTGGGCTCATAGCGATACACGCAGGCAATCAGACTGCCGTCAGCAGCCAGGTAGTCCCACTTGGCGGTGGCTGGTCCCAAGTCATCCACTGGCGCACTTGCCTTGCGTTTGGCGGGTGACACGGCGGGCGCTCGGCCGAGCAGCTCCCGGGCGAAACCGAGGACGGCCGCGAAATCACGATGCGTGTCCCAATGGCGGTGCGCAGCAATGAGCGCAAAGACATCGCCACCATTGCCCGTGGCGCGGTCGATCCACAGGCCCGCCCGTTCACCATCCAGCTCAATCTCCAGACTGCGACCTGGACTGCCCAGCACATCGCCAACGACGAATTTGCCATGAGTCACCTTGCCTGCCGGGAATAAAGCAAACAGCACGCCCTCGAGCCGTGCCATCAAGGCCGATCGCAGTTCATCCCGCTCGGCATTCCCGATGGGTGATGGAACAGCGGAGTCTTGGTCGTTGAAATCAAGCATGGACACCTCCTTCATCGGTGTCTGATGGATTCAAGTAGCCAGCCTTGGTCGCGATCTCTCGCATGAAGTTGGGGGACAGACCGACCTGGTCGCACCACAGCTCCAGGCGTCCGTCTCGAAAGAAACGTCTGGCCTCAGTGCGCAGATGTTTAGAGGGCGAACACAGGTCAATGAACGCCTGTTTGATGACAGCCACGACCAGTCGCGACTCCGGACACACGACAGCGACATGGCGAAGTAGCAGACGCTCCAGCAGGGATGCACCGATCAAGGGTTTCTGGCGACGGGCGGTCACCGTCAATGCCTCGATGACGGGTTGAGGAAGACGCGCATTCATGACTGCACCCCCGATGCGCTCACACCCTGCTCGCGCCAACACCGACGCGCCCAGGCGCAGTACTTGCACTCGTAGAAACTCGGCTCAGACGCCACGCGCGGCAGCAATTCACCAGCCTCGGTCGCATGGATGACTTTGACAGCGCGATCAGACATGCGCTGCGCAAGCGCTGCGTCAAACGGCACCAGCTCCAACCAAAGCTCCTGGGTGTCCTTGTTGATGGCGGTGAACAGCGCAGGCTGAGATGCGATGCCAGGAATGCTCGGCCCCATGTACGCCTGATAGATCGCCATTTGCGCGGCGTAGATCGGCTTGGTCACGGTCACGCCCTTTTTGGCGGTATCGCGCCAGTGTTTGTCGTTCATGGTCTTGCACTCCCAGAGCATGGGAAACGACAAACCCAGGTCGGCAGGAGCACCAGCGATCACGCCGTCGATATGCCCCTGAATACGGCCCCCCGCAACGGAGAAGCCAAATTGCTCGCCATCCTGCTTGCGGGTGTAGAGGTCAAAGCCAGCCAGGCGCAGCCAGCGAATGGCCAGGTCCTCCATGACATGGCCGACTTCAAAGATCCGCAGCGTGCGACCAGGCAGCTCGGCACCGTCGTCCACCGGCGCGTCGACGTACTCGTATTGCAGGGCGCGCTCGCAGGGCACACCGAGGCGTGAGGCGCCCAGATAGCGCCGGCGGGCCTGATGGCTGCGCTCGGCTTGCAAGGCTGCATCCAGCAACATTGACACCTGCTCGTGAAATTTGGGTTGATGGTTCAGGTCGATCATCAAAATGGAATCCTGTGGTGATCGCCACCCGTGCTGGCAGTGGCCTTGCGGCTGGCGAGTTGTTCAAAGAAAGTGCGGTCGCGCTCGACCATGCGCTCGTGCTCGGCCAACATGTGGGCCTGATAGGCGTCGACCACGACCTCCACCAGACGCAGGACTTCGTCCTTGCCGTAGTCGGCTAAAGGGCGATCCATGCCGATGGAGGCGACGTACTCGCCTAAGGGGCCGAGTGCCGATCGCATAGCGGCGATCTCCATGTCGCTGGGGTCAATCACGGCGTCCTCCTGAAATGAGGTCAGGCGCTCCATCAGTCGGGAGAAGGCGTTCTGGCACCGCATGGAGCAGAACACCCACCGGTTGTTGTAGCGGCGGGGGTCGGAACGCCGTAAGCGTGGGTTGAAATACCCCAGGCCTTTGGCTTGACGGGAACACACAGCACATCTCACGCAGCCTCCCGAAACTCGGCCATCACCGCATCGTTGGCTGCGGTAACCAGGCGCTGAATGGCCGCCTTGTTGAACTGGAAGGTCAACAGCGCTGAGACCTGATAGCGGGTCAGGCTGAAATCCGCGCGTAGTGGCGCAGGCAGGTAACGCAGTTGCCCAGGTGTGGGCGACTCCTGCAGCCAGCGACGGGTTTTATGGGCAGCATCGTCGACTTCCTGGTTATTGAGCCAGTCATTAGCCTGGGCCAGACACACCGTGCGCTCCCCTGCACCCAGCAAGCGGGCGGGCAGTTTTTCGGCACCGCCCACCGCGTACCAACGCCCACCCAGGAAGAAGACACCCGCCCAGGCTTTGAAACCGGTGGCCAGCAGCGCGCAGTCGTCGCCGAAAAGGTCGCACCAGGCAAAGTTGGAGCGCTTGAGCAGATCGATTTCGGTCATCACGAAATCGCTGATTTGGTGACGCGCTTCCTCGATCGCCTTGGCAAAGCTGTGGCCACAGAGCGGACACTCGCGACTGGCCATCGGCACTTCGGCATCGCACTGCGGGCAGCGCTTGGTCGGCGCCTCGCCATCACCGGCAAAACCATCCAGATCGACTTCCTGCTCCAGACTGCCATGGCGCAGGGATGCGGTGCCGAAGTCCAGGACCACGCAATCGGTCTTGATGACGCCGGGGTGCTCGGCAGGGTCGACCACGCGCAGGCCGCGTCCGACCATCTGGATCAGCGTGGACTTGTAGGAGCTGGGGCGGAGCAGCACGATGCAGGAGGTGGGGGTGTAGTCATACCCTTCCGTGAGTACGGCCACGTTCACCAGCACCATGACATCGCCAGTCTCATACGAAGCCAGGGTGAACTGCCGCTCGGCATGTGTCATCTCGCCATGAACCACTGAGGCCCGAACCCCCGCCGCGTTGAAGGCCTGGCAGACGGCATGGGCATGATCGACGGTGGCGGCGAATGCAATGGTCTTGCGACGGGCGGCATGCTCCAGCCAATGCTGGACCACTGCCGCATTGACAGGCGTGGTGTTCATGATCGACGCCACGGCATTCATGTCGTAGTCGTCGGTCAGTTTGCGAACGCCGTCGAGTGCGTCACGCGTTCCGACATCGACCACGAAGGTGCGCGGTGGTACCAAATGCCCAGAGCGGATCAGCTCGCCCAATCTGATCTGGTCTGCGACATTGGAGAACACCTCACGCAGGCCCTTGCCATCCCCGCGATTGGGCGTAGCAGTCACGCCGTAAATCAGCGCATGCGGGTTCTTGGCCAAGACCGAGTCGATGACCTGCCGGTAGGTGGGGGCCGCGCAGTGGTGAGCCTCGTCGATCACCAGCATGTCCAGCGTGGGCATCTGCTCCAGGTTGCGTGCCAACGTTTGCACCATGGCAAAGGTGGCCTGACCCGACCACGACTTCTGGTGGGCATCGAAGACCGAGGTGCTGACGTGCGGATTGACGCGGCCAAACTTCGCCAGGTTTTGCGCGGTCAATTCGTCGCGGTGCGCCAAGATGCAGGCCTTGGCGTCCGGATGTTGAAGAAACTCCCCGGCGGTGCCGGACAGGCAGATCGTCTTGCCTGCACCGGTCGGCGCCACACCGAGGGTGTTGCCATGGGCCTTGAGAGCCGTGACGCAGCGGGTGACGAATTCCCGCTGCCGAGGACGCAGCATCATCGCCATCCCTCCTTATTGCGCCCAGGCGGGACGGGTGGGAACGGCAGGCGCCGATGACACAGGGGGCGTACCGGTGGGAGCCGAAGGCGCTTGGCTTGGGGTGCGCATCGGCTGCCCCATCAGCACGGCATACTCTTTGTGATCCGGCTGAATGGCGGCCTTGATCACGTTCTTGTCGTCGCCGTTCTGATCCTTCTCGACATCAATGCGGGCGACAAACTCCACACCATCCAGATCGGCAAAGCCCTTGATGCGGCGCGCACTCTGCGCCTGTGGCGAGTTGTCTGCCGGATTTATGCCTCGTGCCGAGTTCAGGATGGCGCGCAGGAAGCTGCGCCCGATATGGGTCCACTCCGGGCCCTTGGGACTGGACAGGCCAATCAGCCCGAACACCACGCGTTTGGCAAACGGTCCTTCCAGAATGGTGAACTTGGCGTTGAGATAGATCGCACCGGTCTTGTCGGAACGGGTCGCGTAACCGCCAGTCCAGCCTTGGCTTGGATCGTCATACCCACCCGGGCGAATGGCCATGATGACCTTGGCCAGGGTTTTGGGTGGGATCAGGGCGTACTCGCGCTGGTCTTCGGCATCGTTGAAGTCATTCCAGGCGGCGTTGTTGCTGTAGCTGTTCATGAATACTCTCCTGCTTATTGCGCGCGCGGCGCAGTGATCTTGGAAATGAGGCGGCCCAGATGCGGCTCCTCGACGACTTCCAGTCGTCCGGAACGGTCTTTGGCGGGGTAGCCCCAGGGGTTGATGTGCTGGCAGACGAAGGCGCGATAAGGGGTGCCGTCATCCGACTTGAGCACCACCATCGAGATGACCTGATCGACAATGCCGGGCAGTTCCAGCGCGGCTTTGGAGCCTTCGATCTGAGGGCTGAACACCTTGCGGTTGAAGTCATCGAGCTTTTCGTCGAGGATTCCGACCAGCCAGATGTCCTTGTCACGGACATGCTGCAACTGGGTGAGCCACCCGACCAGTTCGCTGGCGTGCAGGCCATAGGCACCGCGTGTGTCGGGCTTGCCGGTTTTTTCGGAGAAGGCCTGTGGCTGCCCCTTGGCCCACTGCAGACACAGGCGCCCCGCAACAGTGATCGAGTCCACAAAGATCAGCGAGTACTTGGCCAGCATGGCGGGATCGCCATACAAGGCACACACTTGGTCGTAATGCGCCTGGCTGTAGGACTGGTCGTCACGCAGCGCGGGGTTCGGGCCACCGATGTAGCAGGCCAGATCGCGGCATTCCTGCCAGGTGCGTGGCCGCACGCTGTCGCCAGGCCAATCCAGCACGGCCAGATCGCCAGCCTCCAGGTCAATGAACAGGGTGCGGGTCGCATCGGCGGTTTTGAGCAGCGTGGTTTTGCCCACACCTGACGGCCCAAGAATGACGCCCTTGGAGCCACGCTTTTCTGCGAGGCGCTGCTCGGCGGTGATGAAGGGAAAGTTCATGTCAGACCTCCTCGCCAAAGATTTCAACGACCTTGTCCGTGCCGAGCGCACCCCGTGCGCGCGCCAGGTCGTGCAGGCGGCGCAGGGAATGCAACTGGCAGGAGATCTCGGAAGAACGTGCCTCCAGCCCCTGGATGGCAAAGGCCAGGTCATCGACCGATGCCTGGTCGAGGGGAAGGCGGTCGATGTCGGTCTGCCCGGCGTGACCCGGGACGCGGATGGTTTCCGGCAGGTCCGACAGGGACAAGGTTTTTTTGCGCAGGGATTCGATGAGGTTTTTGAACATGGTGATTACTCCGAAAGCAGGGCGAGACGGAAGCTGGGCTTGCCCACCTTCACGGTTCGCGCGGGGATGAATTGCTCGCGCAGAGCACTGGCCCAGGCGGAGAACTTGGTCTCTGAGACGCGATAGCTGACGTCGATAAATTCGCGGGGGTTGTCGCCGTTGGCGGCAATGCGCGCATCTAGGTTGGCCAGCAGCGCCTGATCCCATTCGACTTTCTTGGGCAGGTCGGCAGTGATACGCACGTCGCCATCGTCGAAATGCACCACGCCACTGTCTTTGGCAGCGACCAGGCGCAGGTGCTTGGCGCGCTCGGCATACTTGAGGTTCAGGGCATGCTCGATGTGATCGACTTGCGCCCTCGCGGTGGCCAGTCGGTCGGCGGCCAGCGTCTTGAGCTGGAACAGGCTGCGGGCATCGAATGCAGCCAGATCAGTGGCCGGGATGGACAGAACGTCCTGGTGTTGCGGGGGCAGATGGCGTTGGCTCATGCCACACCTCCTGCAACCACACGCGACGATGTGCTGCTGTGCAGACTCCTCGCCTCGTACTCCTCGATGTCCTCGACGCGGTAGAGGACGCGGCCCTGCAACTTCAGATACACCGGCCCGATACCGGCAGATCGCCAGCGCTCGAGCGTGGCCTCCGCGACATTCCAGCGCTCAGCCAGTTGGCGCTGATTCAGGTGTTTGACACTCACGTTGATCTCCTTTCAGGTGATTGCGAAAACGTGAGTGCAGTTTGGAATTCAGGGGGTGGGCAAACCGGTGGGCAAGGTGGACAGAATGGGTGGGCAGATCAGGCAGTTGATGCCTGTGCCGGTCTAAACGGGGATGTTCTTGGAGATTCGGCCGTGCAAGGCCTGGATCAGGGGCTTGCGCTGTCGGCCTGAGGCCGCATGCTTTTCAAGCAGCACGACTCGAATGCTTCGATGTCTTGTTGACGGTATAAGACCCGACCATGCAACTTGAGGTAATCGGGGCCAAGTTTTTCAGAGCGCCAACGCTCAAGAGATGCTTCGCTGACTTGCCAGCGTTCAGCCAGTTGCTTTTGATTCAGGTGCCGGATTTCCATGGTGACTCATTGCTGTTGAATGACCACCATTGAGGCGCTGGTTGGCATAGAAGCCAAGCGCTTTTACCCCCTTCAGCAAGAGGATGTGCTGTCCGAAAAATGCATGCAAATTTCGGACGTAGAGCTCAGATCTGCGCTTCGATGCGAAGGAAAGCTTTGTCGTTCCGTTTGTAATCAGGACGCGGCCCGGGAAATTTACCGGGGAGAATCGTGAGGTGCCGAATCTCGCGGATGTGGAACAGCTTCCAGCCCACGTACTCCCCGGACTCACTCCCGCCTTGCACTTGGTAAGCTCGAAGCGCCGGGTGTCCTTTTTTGTCTGTACCACAGCAGTGGGGCTCAACCACCCTCGGGAATCCGTCATAGGTGAAGGACAGTAGGTGGCGGTCGTGGATGGCAGATGAAATGGTCATGGCATGTCCCTGGTCAGTTTCAATTTTCAACGCCCCTCGAAGACCGCCAGCAGCTGGTCCAATTCGACGATCTTCAATCTGGCGGCATCGAGCACCGGCTTCGGAAAATGCTTGGCATAACTCTGCCTTTCCGTCAGGTCGACACCCAACAGCAAACTGATCGCTTTTTTGCAATCCGCACATTGCGCGGCAGGATATTTCCCAAGGATCGCCAGCAGCAGCCCTTCGAAGCAAGGAATCGAGCCGATCATGTTGATCTTCGCTTTGCGTGCTTCCTTTTTCAGCTTGTCCGTCCAGGGGATATCCGTGTCGAGCAGTGCTACGCGTTTGTCAAAGCTTGCGATTCTGGCCAGTCGGGTTGCATGATCGATGACGTTCTCCGGCCCTTTGCCATGCGCATTGCGCACAGTGACAGCCACTCCAGCGCCGCCGGAGCAATAAAGTTCACGCAGGTGCTTGAGGAACGCTTCCTCCGAATCCCCCTCGCCAACGATCAACAGCGTTTTGCGAACCTGATGTTGTTTTCGAGCCATCACCATCTCTCACAGTTGGGGAATGGCGCCGTATGCACCGGCCATGTATTTGGCGTAGAGGTTATCGTCGGCACGAACACCCTTGACGCTGTCCAGTCGCCAGGCATCGCTCTCGCAGTTGTCATCCTTTTCGACCAGTACCACTTGCGCCTTGTGCAGCAGGCTCAACACCTCGATTGAGTGGCAGGTAAAAATGATCTGCGCATTGTGCGGGTTGGTTTTCGGAGAAAAGAACAAATCCAGCAGAGGGGTGAGCATGTGCGGGTGGAGATCTGCTTCAAGCTCATCGATCACGACCAGACCACCGTGCTGCAGCGCCGGCAAGATGCGGGACAGCAATATGAATGCGCCCTGGGTACCACTGGATTCATGCAAAAACATCAAAGGATGTTCTTTGTCGCCTACGCGATGAATGCCGAAGGGGATGTGAATCTCTTCGGTTTTGCCACTTTCACGTGTCACCGTGTGTTTCTCGACACGCACATCCGACAGGCCAAAATCCCACTGATGCAACAGGGTCGCCATCTGGCCGCGAATGGCCGTATTTTTGGCATAGAACTCGGAGGCACGCATGATCTGATCTTGGTCCATTGCCTGGCGACCGAGACCATGGACGTTACTCAGGACATTGGCCGTCACCAGTTTCAAGGCCAAGCCAACCTCGTATTGGGCGGCCGTCGAGATCAGCGATGCGTTTTCGCGAACCTTCTCAGCTTCCTTTTGAAGCATGCCGAACTGCTGCTGTTTGACCGTATAGCCCTTGCGTTCAGGATTCCATTCGCGGGTAAAGACATACGAGAATGCACGGCTTTGTTTGCTGTAAAGCGACTCGTGATAGACGCGATCCCTTGAGGCAACCAGACGGTAGCGCCATTCACGGCCGTCCAACTCGAACTCCACCTCAAAGGTGCTGGGCTCGGTCGTTGCCGAAAAGTGGGCTGCCAGGGGAATCGGTTCGTCTGGCTTGGCATGAAACGAGTGCTTGACGAACCAGTCGACGAAGACCAGCGACTTGATCAAGGTTGTTTTACCGCTTGCGTTGGCGCCTACGACCGCGATGGCTTTGGAAAGGCGGGTGCCAAGAGCAGACGTGCAGGACCGGCCATCCTCAGGGGTGTGGCGGTTCAGTTCCAGCGATATCTGCACGGGCTCTCTGAACGACTGGAAGTTTTGCAGGGTGAACGAGCGAAGCATGACGTGACTCTTTGGGCGATTTCAACAAGTTTTTGTATGTTACGCCTTTAGACTGGTCAAATCAAGCCATAAAATACAACATTCAACAAAATATTGTTGAAGTTTGCGTTGCGAGGCTAGTTTCATAGACAAAAGCCCAGCAACCGTCGCTGCTCATCCCAGTCCACAGGCACGTCCGCCTGGCGGCCCCGGACTGCGTGAAGATTGAGGTGGCGCGGCTGGCGACCATCCAAAACAGCCTGCACGATGTCGGGTGCCAGGCGTGTAAGCCGCATTACCTCTGCGACCCACCCTGGCTCGAGTTTCAACTGTCGCGCCAGTTCGGTCGCGTTGGAGACCTCGCCACTGTCGAGCAGCTTTTGCCAGTAAAAAGCCTTGCCGATCGTTCGGATCATGGGCAGGTCAAATGATGAGCGGACCTTGGCATCTTCCTGGCCAGGCGGCGCAATCAGCAGTTTGCGGGTGTGACGACGCTTGATGGTCAGGGGGACGAAGGTCACCGCCGAGCCCTGGCTCTGGTATTCACGCGACGGACCCGATACGGATATCTCAATCTTGCAACGTTGCGGGGTGGATTGGCTCATGCCATCACCTCTTCATCATGGCCGAGGCGCCCCATGGCGGGCGCATCTTTCTGCTCCACCACAAAGGGGTGCTGGGCCAGTTCACGCCGGAATCGGTGCCATCCGTCTTCACGCCAGACAATGTCGAGGCCATTCGGGTGCAGTTGCACACGCTCGATCAGCAGCCGCATGATGCGGTGCTGCTCCACCGGGAACATCTGCGCCCAGATGTCACCGATACGGCGCATGGCCACCACGATCATGGCTTCATCGAGTCCGGGTTGCTCCTGCATTGCCAGCACTTCGCGCCACACGCCGATGATCATCTCGGGCTCCTGCAACACGCGCAGGACCTGCATCAGCACAGCTGATTCGATTTCAGCGGCCGGCATGGGCCCCATGCTGCGCTGCCCAGGGATGCGTGATGCACCAGCGGTCTGGCGCTTTTCCAGGTAGGGAACGTAGTAGTGGTACCGCTTGCCGTTTTTCTTCTGCGTGTATGTAGGCAGCATGCGCTGGCCGTCGGGGGCATAGAGGAATCCCGCCAGCAGCGCCGGCGTCTCGTTGTAGCGGTCACGGGTCGTGCTGCGCTTGCGTTGCGCAACGATGGCGTCGACCGCCTCCCATTGCGCCGTCGAGATGATGGGCTGGTGTTGGCCTATGAAAACCTCGCCCTTGTGCGTGATCTCACCCAGGTACAGACGATTGCGCATCAGCTTGAACAGGTACTGCTGATCAATGATCCGACCGTGGTGGAACTTACCGGTCTGGGTCTCCCAGGACTTGGTGGTGTGGCCTTCAACCTGGAGTTCGCGCACCAGACGCGCGGCTGATCCATGCTCTGCGTAACGCATGAAGATCTCGCGCACCAGAGCCGCCTCCCTTTCGTTGACGACCAGCTTGCGATCCTTGACGTCATAGCCCAAGGGAGGCACGCCGCCCATCCACATCCCCTTGGCCTTGCTGGCGGCAATCTTGTCGCGGATGCGCTCGCCGGTGACCTCACGTTCGAACTGGGCAAAAGACAGCAGGATGTTGAGCGTCAGGCGTCCCATCGACGTCGTGGTGTTGAACTGTTGGGTCACAGACACGAACGAAACTCCGTGCCGATCAAAGACTTCCACCAGTCGCGCGAAGTCCGGCAAGCTGCGCGTCAGGCGGTCGATTTTGTAGACCACGACGATGTCGATCTTTCCGTCCTCGATATCGTCCATCAATCGGCGCAGCGCGGGCCGCTCCATATTGCCACCCGAGAAGCCGCCATCGTCATAACCATCGGCCACAGCGATCCAGCCTTCATGGCGCTGGCTGGCAATGTAGGCAAGCCCCGCATCACGCTGCGCCTCCAGGCTGTTGTATTCCATGTCCAGGCCTTCATCGGTGGACTTTCGGGTGTAGACCGCACAGCGCCGCTTGGGGGTAGTGGCAGGCGTTTGCGTATTGGAGTGAGGAACAGGTCTTCTCATGCCAATCCCCCCTGACGCTTGGGCGCGGGTTGGCGCAGTCCGAAGAATGCCGGCCCAGACCACGCGGTGCCGGTGATGGCCTTGGCCACCCCAGACAAGCTTTTGTAGGCACGGGCCTGGTATTCGAAACGCCCATCGTCCAGGACTTTGACCTGATGGGCAATGCCGTTGTGTTCGCGGATCAGGGTGGCACCCGGCGCCAGCTGGTTTTCTGCTCTGCGCTTCTGGTTGGGCACCTCGCCGGTCTCACCGATTTTTTGCAGGCGGCGCTTGAGCGATGAGGACATGGCACCAAACGCCTCTTCCTGAATCTTGTAAGCCAGCCGACTTTCAAGCCAGGTGCGGTGATGGTGGCCAGGGCGACGATCAAAATACTGATCCCAGAGCGCCCAGATGTTTTCCATCGGCAGGTAGGGCAATTGCGCGAGCCGCGCGGCGACCGTTTCTTTGCTTGCGTGTGTCGTCATACGAAAACTCCTTCTTGTTGAGACGGGTTCGTATGAACGCGCTGGTGGCCAGTAAAGCCAAGCGGAATATCGCCAGCCGTGGCGTCATGCTGACATGAGCTCGCCAGCGCTGCGCCTGTACGTACCCGGAGAATGCCGGCGGCAAGCAACTGCGCGATTTCCTGACAAGGGGATCGGCCAAGCTCACGGGTATCGCGGCTGGCGGATTTGGAGTGATGTTCGAGATGTGACATGGCAGGCTTTCGTGATGAAAAACTGCCACCATTTCACCGGCAGGTCGCCGGAATTCCGAGCAGGGAATTGCGGACGAATGCGGGTAATCGCCAATCAGAGGCCGGTAGCCACGAAATAGCTCGCCGCAGTGGTCAGCATGCCAACGCCCAAAAGCGCAAAACCCAAGATCAAAAGGACGAAGCCAAGTTTAATTTCGATGTCGAGCAGATGTTTGGTTACGCCGCCAACGATAGGGTCGCTTTGCCGTTGATTGGCAGCGATCCTGGCCAACTGATCGATAGACTGTTCGTGGGCCACCAGGCAGTAAACAACCCACTTAAGGATTGCCTTTACCCGCCATGCCAACAAGATGGAACCAATGCCAGTAGTGAGTGCGCCTGAAAACCTTCAGCAACGTGTGAATATCAGCGGGTAATTGCATACACAGGTCTCCAAAAAAACACCGTCGGAATTGCCGTGCCGTCAGCGCACTGGCGGCTGACCGTTACGCACGAAACGATCGAAGGTGTTTTCAAGGCCATCGTCGTCATCGTCCATCTTGTCTCGCTCCCAGGGCTTGACCTCGGGCGGTAGGACCAGCAGCGTCATCGTTTGACGGTAGAAATCAGACGCGATGCGCATCTCCCGCGCCACCATGCCCTCGGGCTCGTGCGTAAACCAGATGCTCGCATCGATCGGCGTGCCCAGCCGATCGACGTTGGTGTCCGTGCCCAAACGTGTGGCACTCCTGGCAGGCAGTGGCCGTCGGTGACCGTTGGCCAGCCGTTTGTTCAGATGCATGGAGAGCCACTTGCCCGACTCACTGCCGCAAGCCCACTGAACGATCCCGCTCTGCGACATGACCAGCACCGCACGCTGTGGTGTGAGCTCCAGCCACTTGAGAATTGCCGACGTCATGGACACGCCATACCGATCCGCACACGCGCCGAGCACATCCAGATCGATGGCCGTCCCCTGGATCTGCCGACGATAATCGTCGGCAGGCATCAGCAGGTACGACGCAAAGGTGTTCGCTTCTGACTCAATCTTTCTCTCGTCGCTGTCCCACTGAGTGGTGTCCACCTCGCTGCAGTTGAAAGACGTCTGCAGATGGCGATGCACCAGGTAATGCCCCAGCTCGTGTGCCAGCGTGAAGCGGATTCGCCCCGGTGAGCTGATCGCCTGGTTGTAGATGATGGCCCAGTTGCCCTTGCCCGGCGTATCCGCATTCAGGTTGAACAGCGCCCCCTCGAACTCCGGGTCCATCGCCTCGCCCTGAATGGTGATCGGCTCGCCGGTCTGGAAAGTACCCGGCACTTCCCGAATCAGCGCTTCCACATCGACCGGGAATCGCTCGCCACCATGGACGGTGTGAAACTGATCCAAGAGCTTGTTCAGCCGGTTGGCCCAAGGCGCCGGCTTGTTGGGCGGAGCACTCATCCTTGGGTTTTCTTGAGGGTCTTCAGGATCTCAAGGAGCTGATGCTTGGTCTCGGGCTTGAGCGTCTTGTAGTTCCGAAAGAACGCCTTGTCAAAGGCGTCCTCGGGCTGATCGGCCTGTTCGTTGTGCGCCAGAAACTCAGGCGTGACGTTCAAGACGGCGGCGATGCTGGCCAGTTTTTCCATGGTGGGGTTGGCATCGTCGTTGTTCTCCAACTCCCACAGATAGCTCTTGCTCATGCCAGCTGCGGCAGCCAGTGCGTCGAGACTCAACTTCTGCTCACGGCGCAGCCTGCGAATTTTGTCACCCAGTGGGGTTGCCACGGTTTCTCCTGTGTTCTCTCAGCCCCACGCGAACAGGGGACGGGTAGCGCTTTGCACAGACCGAGATATTACGTTATTTCGAACGAATCCGCACCGGCTTGACAACACAATCATCCACCGTTAAATTCCATCAAACACCCGATATAGCGAACAAATAAATTTTGCTTTGTTGTGCGATACGGTGTTGAGAACAGTGTAACCAACCCAGGCCTCTCGCGCACACAAGAAGTCATCGGCACGGCGGCCCAGCAAAAAGGAAAGACAAGATGGCCGCCTTCAACTACCGTCAACTCATCCGCCAAATCCCTGCACGGACTTGGGAGTTTTACTTTCAGTCTCGCAAGCTGGAACTGCCTGACCTGCTTGCCGGTGACAATCTGATCAGCAGCGTCATCGACATCATCGATGCCTTGCCTGCGGCACAGGGTGAAGCCGTCTATGCCGAATTGCGGCGCGTGCACGACTTGGCCAACGGGCGTGGTGTCGATGCCCTTCGTAACACCGCACCGCCAGACTCCACGATCCATGAGGATTTCACGAAGTTCTCCAGCGATGCCGAGCGTGCCTTGTGGGTCATGGCCAACTGGCCTGACCTGTTCGCCACGGCCGAGGCCATCTACGCGGTGAGCCTGCGCATTGGCAAGCGTGGGTGGAAACGCTTGCAGGTGCCGCCCGTCGATGCGCTGTTCCGTGGCCAGGAAGACATTCGCGCCCTCGAGGTGGCACTGGCCACCGCATTCACGCCGCGCAAGGGGACGCCGCGCGCCTGTCAGATCGACACCCTGGACCGGCATCTGGATGGTGGCGTGCAACTGGGCATCCTCATTGAGGACAACGCCCAGCGTCAGCTGGAATTTGGCGACGACAACCGGGCGCACTGGCGTGACGTCCGACCACCCATGGCCATGGATGTCGTCATATACCCGGCCAGCGGGGTGATTGATGTGCTGGCGCCCGGTGGTGCCAAGACGCAGCAGACCTTGCTGGAGCACCTCGGCAAGCATGTATTCAAGCAGGTGCTGCAGCCCCAGGACATCGAGAAGCCGATGTTTTTACTGAACCGTCTGCGGGATGGCTTCGAGCTTTTCGATGACAGCGAATGTGACCTGGCGGCACACCGGGTTGAGCGCATCCGTTTGTCACAGGCGAAAGTGCGGGCCATCCATCCCCCGATCTGCGACTACCAGATCAAGCCGCCGGGGGAGAAAGACGCGCCCGATGTGCTGGCCTGTCTCGCTGCTCAGCAAATCAGTCCCATCCTGATGGGACAAGGCTTCAACATCATCGACGCCGTGGTCTCGCTGTACTTCGAGCCGCTGCAGCCGGGAAAAGCCAGCCGGGTGCTGCACATCGATCTCAAGCAAAGCGGGATTAGCAATCTGCGGGACATGGAAGAGGCTGACGCCCGGCTGGTGGAATCGCTGCTGCGCGCACTGGGTGTCATGCAGTCACCCGCGACGGCCAAGCTGGCGGAGGAAGCCGAAGGAGTCATGCATGAATGAGGCGGTCGCGGTCATGAACGACCAGGGGCTGGCCGAGATCTGCCGCCTGCTCGAGCGTGAAGACATGCTGATCTCCCCCGACGCGGTCTGGCTTTCGAGCCGGCCCGGGTTCTATGGCCATCTGCTGGCCCTGGATGCCATCGCCGTCAGCCGCGAGCGGGCACTGGACATCCTCTGCCCGGAGTGCGGCACCGAGGCCATGCGGCCGCAGCCACACGCCGCGCCAGATTCGCAACCCTATCGCGGCTATTGCCCGGAATGCGGTTGGGTTGGACTGGCGAATCAACAGGCGCACTTTTGGCAGGTGCAACCGCAGAAGCTGGCCAAGTGGTTGTCAGCAGGATTGGGGCTGGCACCGCGCTATGCCGTCGAGCCGATCGTCGACAACGTCTTGTGGCGGCTGGGTGAGTTCGAGCATCGACGCCGGCGGCACACGGTTTTCTTTGGACGTCGCCTGAGCGCGATGTCCGATCCAGTGGCCGCCAAGCTGGCGCAATTGGCGGCGCCCGGCGCTGAGGTGATCATCACGGCGGGAGAGCCTGCGTCCTTGCTCGGTACTGCCTTGGGCGATCGCCTGTTGGTGCCGCTGCGGGCCATTGCCCACATCCGCAAATCCGGCCTGGTGATCGAGAACCTTGAGGCATATCTGACCCGCCCAGCACCGGTGCAGGAATCGACGGAGACGTCCCTGCGACTGATGCACACCCAGCGCGTGGCGCTGATCAATGGTGAGCCGATAGACCTCTCACCACAGGTCTATCTCTTCCTGAAGATTCTGGAAGACGCCGATGGCGACGAAGTGCACAAGCGGCACATGGCCGAAGGGCTGGGCCTTGAGCCTGGCACCAGCTTCCGGACGGCAGACATTTTCAAACGCCACAAGCAGGTCTACGCCACATTCGTCGACAAGGACGACAAAGGGCACTACTGGCTCAAGCCTGACTTCGTGATTCTGGAAAGGGGGTGACTCGACAGCCAATACCCTGACTTCCAGCATCCACCCAACCTTGAAAGGATTTTGAAATGGCCGGTAAAAACCAACATGTAGTGAAGCGCGACGACGGCTGGGCTGTGCGCGGCGCAGGCAACCAGCGAGACACCTCGCATCACCGCACGCAGTCCGAGGCCGAACGGGCCGCTCGTGACATCGCCATCAACCAGCGCAGCGAGGTGTTGATTCATGGCGAGAACGGTCGTATCCGTGAGCGCAACAGCTACGGCAACGATCCACACCCGCCCAAGGGCTGACGATCGCTGCCCTGAAATCATCGGGTTCGACCATTGCAGTAAGCGGTCCATGCGTCGAACCCGATGCGGTGCATCAATGGCAATCGATTGTCACGAAAGGGTTTCTGCGTGTGCTCGGCTGGCGAAGTTCTGGCCGATTTTTTGAGAACAGAGACCAGAAAAGAGTCAAACTTGGCGGGTCGGTGGGCGCTTTCTGGCCGGCGCGATATGGCCTGTGGCACACGCAAAATCGGCAGAATCCCCGCACAGTGTGGGGAAAGCACAGATGTGAAAAAGCCCAACCGAGAAGGGTTGGGCTTAGAAATTGGTGGTGGAGTCTAGCAGCTCCGCAGACACACCTGCCTAAGGTGTGAGGTTGATTGTCCTGAAATTACCCCCCG